TTACCCTTTAAATAAAGAAGAAGTTTTTTCAAATATTAAAAGAGTAAATCTATTTGTAAAAGACACAACACTTTTAAAAGAAGACCAACAGATAAAATTAAGAGATAAGATTATAAATGATCTTGGTTTGCCACCGACAAATATATTAATAACTAATAAAGTTTATGGAAATTATAATCCAATATCAAAAGAGCTTTTTAAAAAATTTACAGAAAAACAAATAGAAGAAATCTATCAGTCAAATCCTCTGGACTCAGAGATATGGTTTACAAGTAATTTATTTTACAAGGAATAGTCAAAACCCAGTCAGAGGCGGATCCGACTGGGTAGTGACGTGTCTTAAAGACACTACTGGGAGTAGTTATACTCTACCAGATTTAAAGTATAAAATACTTTAAATTATAAGTCAATCGTTTTTGATATAATTTTCTTCAACTAGTGCATCATATACCGACTCTAGCATCCAAAATATCGTTCCGTTCATTTCCTTCATTTGCGCTGCCACTTCAATTTCTGACAATCCGCTTTGTGCTGCTAAATAGGCATTTTTTTCTTGAAATACGTTTGTCATTAAACGTACAGTAATATTTTTTTGACTAAAGCTCATTTTCTTCTCCTGGAGTAAAAGCTGGGGCAGGCCCCAATAAATATCCTTGCTCGTGATAAGCAATCATCCTGCTAACTTCTTCTTGACCCACAGATCCTTTTGCTATTAGGCTAAGCATGTCATATATTCTATGAAGCATGATGTAATTTACCATTGGCAAATTATCTTCTAAATCATTTGAAGTTTGATTATTCAGGTCTTCCTGCATCTTCCCACCAAATTTCTCTACCCATTGCGTCTGTCACTTGAATTGGAGCAGACTCAGTTTCTAATTTACAAATACATTCTTCTTTACACATTTTTATCCACCTGAGCAACTATATTCTGATAAGTTGCTAGCCCTAATGCTTTTTTATACTCACAAGATAGGCAATATAAGTATACCTCATCTGAAATAGTCTGATTACAAAAAAGAATGGATTGGTCTACTGGGCATAAAAGCTTTTCAACCAATCCTTCTTCTGACATGGAGATGTAGGTTGATACGTATTGTATCCTCATCCCATCTCCTTTACTTTGTCGGAAATTTTAAATAAAATTCCTTAGCTCTTGGGGTCATCCCCTTCCAAGCTGACCAATCAATACCGCCATTGGTCATATAGTACGTTATCTCTGCGTTTGTTACTGGGTCGAATAACTCTTTGTTACTCTGTAGATCAAATTTCTCAAGTCTTGTAGGACCAAGATCTCCGATCATATTTATTTGAAATAATCCGTAAGAACTATCTCCTGTATTTCTGTCCCCGTTATATGCAAGCGGTCTTCCATTAGATTCACGCTTTGCTATGGACCAAGCTTTCTTAAGGCCTTCTCCTTCGAATCCTACAGTCTCAAGTAATACTTTCAACTTTTCGTCTGTAAGCATCTCAGATGGCTTGTAAATTTCTTTACTAAAGCTATCTAAAACTTCTTGCTTTAATTGGGCTTCAGTTTTCACTAAAGGTGCTACTACAGGTAAAGCGTTTGCTGAGTTACCAAACAGAAATAACATTGTTACTGCTATTATTGTCCAGTCACGAACCAAATCGCTAAACTGTTGCTTTATATTCTCCATTGGCATTTCCTCCTATAGAGATAACGAACTCTAAGAGTATCATTAAATACAAAGATCTGTCAAGTTAGTTGACCAAAACACTATCTCACATAATGATATTTTTAAAAATATTTTTAACCCCTAGACCATTAAATAAAAGTTTGATACACTAGGACTTCATCAAAAATTATACCGCAAGGCGGAGAGAAGGTCGTATAACAAATGTCAAAAACTATTGAAAATCCTTATGAAAACTTTATTGCTTTATCTAGATATGCAAAATGGGTAGAGGCAGAAGGTCGTAGAGAAACTTGGGGAGAAACAGTAGATAGATATTTTACATTTATGACTAATCATTTAAAGACAAACCATAATTATATTCCAAATGAAAAGCTTGTTGCGGAATTAAAAGAGTTTGTTTTCGAAAGAAATGTAATGCCATCTATGAGATCAGTAATGACTTCAGGTGCTGCTTTAGAAAGAGATAATGTTGCTGGATATAACTGTGCTTTTCTTCCAGTTGATTCCCCTCGTTCATTTGATGAAACAATGTATGTACTTATGTGTGGAACTGGTGTCGGATTCTCAGTTGAATACAAGTACATCAATAAGCTTCCCGCAATACCAGAAAAACTTGAAAAATCAGATACTGTAATTGTTGTCGAAGATTCAAAACAAGGTTGGGCTAAAGCTTACCGTGAATTACTTGCGTTACTATGGACTGGACATATCCCAGCGATTGATGTTTCTAAAGTTAGACCCGCTGGAGCAAGACTTAAGACAATGGGCGGAAGATCTTCTGGACCACAACCACTTATAAATCTTTTTGATTTTACAATTGCAAAATTTAAAAATGCGGCAGGAAGAAATCTTAAGCCAATTGAATGTCACGACATAATGTGTAAAATTGGTGAAGTTGTAGTTGTCGGTGGTGTAAGACGCTCAGCAATGATTTCCCTTTCTAACATCAACGATATTGAAATGGCGCAGGCCAAGTCGGGAAACTGGTGGGAGCAAAGTCCACAACGTGCATTATCAAATAACTCTGTTGCATATTCACGCAAGCCAGAGATGGAGCAATTTATTGCAGAATGGAAATCTTTATATGATTCAAAATCAGGAGAAAGAGGCATATACAATGTGGCCGCAGCTCAAGCCCAAGCAGCCAAGTTTGGAAAAAGAGATCCAGATATTCACTACGGAACTAACCCGTGTTCAGAAATTATTTTACGTCCTTATCAGTTTTGTAACCTTTCAGAAGTCGTATTACGTGAAAATGACACAAAGAAAGATATTGAGCGTAAGGTTGAGCTTGCTACGATTCTTGGTACTTGGCAATCAACGCTAACAGACTTTAAATATCTTCGTAAAATCTGGAAAGACAATACAGAAGAAGAAAGATTGCTTGGCGTATCGTTAACTGGACAGTTCGGGCACAAATTTATGTCTGGCAAAGAAGATCTAGTAATGCTTGAGTCATTCTTAATGACAATGCGTGAAAGAGCAAGAGAAGTTAATAAAGAAGAGGCTGGGAAAATTGGGATTCCTGAGTCTGCCGCCATTACTTGCGTAAAGCCTTCTGGAACAGTATCTCAATTGGTCGGGGTGTCTTCAGGAATGCATCCATGGCATTCACCGTATTACATTCGCACAGTTCGTGGCTCAAAAGGAGATCCTATCTCTACATTTCTAAAGGAAGTTGGAATTCCAGTAGAAGATGACGTAATGAAGCCAAACGACACTTATGTATTTTCATTTCCTATAAAAGCACCAGAAGGTGCAATTGTTAGAAATGATTTAACAGCTATTCAGCACTTAGATATATGGCTAGTCTATCAACGTGCTTGGTGCGAGCATAAGCCATCTATTACTGTTTCTGTAAAAGAAGAAGAGTGGATGGAAGTTGGTGCTTGGGTCTACAAGAATTTTGATGATGTGTCTGGAATTTCATTCCTCCCTCATTCAGAGCATACATATAAGCAAGCCCCATATCAAGAAGTATCTAAAGAAGAGTATGAGGCGCTTGTTCAAAAAATGCCTAAAAATATTCGATGGGAAGATCTATCATTTTATGAGACAGAGGATGGAACTTCACCTTCTGCCACCCTTGCTTGCAGCTCAGATGGCAATTGCGAGCTTGTAGATATTTCAGCATAGTGGTAGAATTATAGTATTCGGCTAAGGCCGAAAATTCCAGGGGCAAATTGCCCAACAAGGAGATAATAAAATGGCTAAATTTGCAAAAGCAGATTTAAACAAAGATGGAAAGGTAACTATGCAAGAACAGATCCTAGCAGCACTAGCAAGCTACGGAAGAGCATTTCTTTCAGCGGCGCTAGCTCTATATATGACAGGCAATACGAATCCTAGAGATTTATTGCTTGGCGGAGTTGCAGCAGTAGCACCCGTAATATTAAAGGCATTAAATCCAAACGATAAGAGTTTTGGATTTATCAACAAAGCCTAACTTATAGTTGATTGGGAACGTCCTTATGCTAAAATTGGCATAAGGGCTTTTCTAATTTAGGGGTAAATGTGGCAGCGCAAAAGAATTTTGAAGTTGATCAAAATACAACGTTTACGTTTGAGGTTCAATACCTAGACGAAGATCAAACACCTATTCAACTTCATAATCATATAGCAAAACTTCAAGTTAGAGATACTCAAGGCGGAAAAAAGCTAGCTTTTACATTAACAGAGCAAGATGGATTAACTATAAGTCCAGTAGAAGGCAAAATACAAATATCGATATCTGCAGACAGAACAAACAAAATGTTTTTTCCAAAATCTGCATATGACCTTGTTCTAATTGACCCTAGTGTTAATAAGACAAGATTATTAGAAGGATATATGACATTAAATAGGTCGGTAACAGTATAATGGCAACAAGATTAATAGTCACAGAAAACAACCCACTTGTTGTAGTAAGATCTACTGGAGCGCCTGGAAGAACAATAATAAGTGGAGGCGGAAACCCAGATGCAACGCTGGGAGTCCCAGGAGACTTTTATTTTGACACAAACACAACAAGGTTTTGGGGCCCAAAAGCTTCAACAAATACCTGGAATATAAACAACAGCTTTATCTTGGATAAACAAATTTCTTTGACATATCCATGGGAAATGGCACAAATAACTGGACCAGTTGCAGGAATGTATTCAGTTCGGATAAATCATAACCTTGGGTTCAACCCAAATGTAACCGTTAAATCTAGCGCTGGAGACATATTAGAAACTGGAATAGACTATAATAGTATTAATCAAATAACACTGACTATGGCGCAGCCGTTTTCAGGGACAGCATATCTGTCATAAGGGAGAAAGAAAATGGCAAAAAAGTTTTTAGTTAGCATTGACCTCAATAAAAATGAGCTCTTAAATGCTAGAATTCAGAATTTAGGCTCAGCTCCATCAAACCCAGTAATTGGTCAAATTTACTATAACAGTGGCGACAATGTTATGTACTACTACAATGGACTAGCATCACCAAACGGTCCATGGCAGTCAATGAGTGGTTCTCAAGAAGTAATTCAAGATGCAATTGGCGCATCAATCGAAGGCGGAGTCGGGTTAACAAAAACATACGTTGATTCTACAGGAATCACAACAATAGATTTAGACAATACAGCAGTAACAACTGGTTCATACGGATCACAAACAAAGATACCTACATTTACAGTAGATCAGCAAGGTAGATTAACTGCAGCTGGTCAAGTAGATGTTGCAACAGAGCTTTCAATAACTGGAGATACTGGAACAACTGCAATTTCTCTTCTTACAGAAGGTTTAACAGTAAATGGCGGAGAAGGAATTGATGTTGCTGTAACAAATAATGCAATTACAATTTCTGCTGAAGACGCAAGCACAACAAACAAAGGTGTCGCTTCTTTTGATGCAGCAGACTTTAATGTAAACGCAGGCGTAGTATCTGTAAAAGATATTAATTTAGATTCACAAACAACAGGCGACTATGTAGCAACTATTGTAGGAACAGCAAATGAAATTACTGTTTCTCCAAATAGCGGACACAACGCAGCGGTAACCGTAGGCTTGCCAGACAATGTAGAAATTACTGGAAACTTACAGGTTGGTGGAAACCTCAATGTTATTGGAACTGTTAACTCTGTAAATACAACACAGATTAATATTGAAGATAATAAGGTAAAGCTAAATAGCAATTTTGCTGGCACCCCAACAACAGATGCTGGAATAACAGTAGAGCGTGGACTAGAGACAGATGTAGAAATCCTATGGAATGAAACATCAGACAACTGGGCATTAACAAATAATGGAACAGCCTATCATGCAATTGCTAGAAAATATGCAGAAACACTTGGTGCGTCTGCCACATCTTATACAATAACACACAATTTAGGAACAACTGATGTAACTGTTCAAATATTTGAAGCAGCATCACCGTTTGCACAAGTTGAAGCTGATGTAAAAAGAACTAGCTCGAATACAGTAACAGTAGACTTTGCAATAGCCCCGTCAGCTGGAGAATATAAAGTAGTAGTTGTAGGATAATAAAATGTCCAGACAAATGAAGGTTGCACTTAATCTTCTTACTTCTATGGAGAACCCCGACATAGCCACTGTTGGAGATATATACTTTAATGTAGTAAGTAAGAATTTAAGAATATACAATGGTATGGTTTGGGTAGAGCTTACCCCGCCGAGCACAGACCCAACACCATTTTATATGCATACACATTCATTTGATGGAAATGTTCATACAATTGATGTTCAAAATAAGATTACATTTAAGGAAACAAATACTTCAGATTCTCCCAATCTAGTATTACCGCTTGTAATTGGATACGATGGACAAAGTCCTTCAACATCAAACCAAGGCGGAACATTTGAAAACCAAACATTGCTTGATGGCGGAAACCCAGAAGGCAGCGTTACAGTAGTACAAGACGAAGTTCTAGAAGGAGGAAGTTCTGCAGACAACGATGGTATAATTGTTGATGCAGGAGGTTCATAAAATGGCATCATTAAGAATACAGCTTAGAAGAGATACAGCAGCAAATTGGGTTTTAAACAATCCCATACTATTGCCAGGTGAACTTGGTATTGAAACAGATACTCTTAAATTTAAAGTTGGCAACGGCTCAAGATGGAATGCCACAACTTCCTATGCATTAAAAGTTGGAGAAGCAAACGGAGTCGCTACACTTAACTCAGCTGGTAAAATACCTACTTCCCAACTACCAGATTCTATTTCAGCAGGAGTTGATTTAAATGCTGCAATCGCTCAATTAACTTCTAACTCTATAGCAGAAGGATCTACAAATAAATATTTTACAAATCAAAGAGCAATCGATGCAGTTTCTGCTTCTATAGTTAGCGCAATTGCAACAGAAACGTCAAATAGAAATACAGCAATTGCTGCTGCAAAAACAGAAGCAATTAGCACAGCATCAAATGATGCAACGAATAAAGCAGCAACAGCAAAAGCTGAGGCTATTATTGCAGCGGCAGCGGCATCAGACACAAAAGATACAATTGCTACAGCAGCAGCAGTAGTCACAGCCAATTCTTATACAGATACTAAAATTGCGACAGAAGTTTCTGGTAGAAACACAGCAATAAATACTGCCATATCAACTGAAATTACAAATAGAAATACTGCAATCAATGCAGCAGTTTCTGGAATTACTGCTGGTACAGGAACTCCTGGCGCTACAGGTGCCACAGGTCCTGCGGGTCCTGCGGGTCCTGCGGGTGCCGCTGGTCCACAGGGATTAAAGGGTGACACTGGAGAATCTGGTCCAATTGGTATCGGAGCTACAGGCTTACAGGGTCCTAGAGGCGATGTTGGTCCTGCGGGTGCCGCTGGCGCAGCAGGTTCACAGGGTCTACAGGGATTAAAAGGTGACACTGGTTCAGCTGGCGCAAATGGAACACCTGGAGTCGCTGGAACAGCAGCAACAATAACAGTTGGTTCTGTTACCACTGGCTTAGCAGGTTCATCTGTAGCTATAACAAATTCTGGAACATCCCAAGCAGCAATATTTAATTTTACAATTCCACGGGGAGACGCAGGTACACCAGGATCTGGTGGATCAACATTTACTGGAACAACAGACGCAGTAACAGAGGGTACAACAAATCTTTATTTTACACCAGAAAGAGTTATCTCTGTAACAAATCAAAAATTTGCAGATGTTTATGTAAATGTAAATCAATCTCAAGAAGATCTTTTAACATATGCAAATAACACCTTTCCGACAAAAACATATGTTAATTCTACTTTTACAACACCAACTTCTTTAAATAACACACTTGAATCATATTTAACAGAAGCTGATGCAAATTCACTTTATCCAAAAATTAGTATTGCAACTGGAAAAATAGACTCAGCTGTCCTAAATTCAGATATTGCAAGAACTTCTGATATTGCAGCGCAAATAGCAACTGTTGTTAATGGAGCTCCTACAACATTTGACACACTAAAAGAAATTTCAGATTATATCGCATCAGATCAAACAGCTGCATCTTCATTAACTACGTTAGTTGGAACTAAGCTTTCTTCTTCAACTGCCGCATCAACATATGCGCCACTTGCTTCTCCAACTTTCACTGGAACAGTAACTATTCCAACAAATACAGTTAAAAGCTCCGATTTAAACTGGGACGTATACGATGCAGAAGCAAACCTCCCATCAGCAGCTACAAAGCATGGAATGTTTGCACATGTGCACGGAACAGGATCAGCATATTATGCACACTCAGGCTCATGGCGAAAAATATTAGATACCACATCCGCAGCATCAATTTACGCTACAGCTTCTAATTTAGATCTAAAAGCCCCATTAGCCTCCCCAGTATTTACTGGAACAGTAGATTTTTCGGGTGCAACGGTAACTGGAATAACAGCCCTACCAGCTCAATTAAACAATTCTGGTAAATATTTAACTACAGACGGAACATCTGCTTCATGGGCAACATTAAACTTAACAAGCTATGCAACAAAAGCTTCACCAGCATTTACTGGAACAGTAGATTTTTCTGGTGCGACAGTAACTGGTTTAACAACCACAATAGCAGATAGCTCTATAACTTCTGCAAAAATTCTAGATGGCGCTATAATGAATATAGACATTAATGCATCTGCCGCAATAGATAAAACAAAAATTGCTGGAACAGCAGTTACTTTATCTGATACGGCAACAGTTACAAATGTCATGCTTGCAAATAATTATGTTGGAATTAATGGACAGATAGTTTCTTTAGGATCAACAGTAACAATTCCTGTAGGAGCAAAAACATTCTATAATAATACTGGCATAGTCCCTGCTTCTGGAATGGTTGCTGGAGACATTTACGTACAATACTAGGGTATAAATGAAAATACATGATGGTTCAAATTGGCAAGAAGCTAAATCATTAAAGATTCATAATGGTTCTTCGTGGGTCAATGCTGTTAAAAGCTGGGTTTATAATGGAAGCTGGCAAATAGTATATCCAAACTCACCAGTTTCAACTGGTGGCCCAACATTTACGTATTCAGGTACCACTTATCCATCCCCTGGTTCAACATGGACACCAAATCACTCATGGAATATGGACCCAGCCTATGCGCCAACATCATATACATATCAGTGGAAACGCGGAAGCACAAATATTTCAGGAGCTACTTCTGCAACGTACACAGCAACAACAGCAGATATTGATCAGTCTATAGGCGTTACAATAACAGCAACAAATGGAAGAGGAAGCACAACAATAAGTGGAAGTTCTGGAACTAACATATTGCCAATGGTTACTTCAGTAATAGCTTATGATTCTACTCCATATCCAACTCAACCTACTGTATCTATATCTACATCTGATTTAAACTTTAGTGGATCTTGGGGAACATCTACGTATGCAACTTCATATTCAATTAGTACTAATAATGGATCAATCTCTCCAACTTCCGCCGTAAGTTCTGGCAACTTCAGCGGATCTGGTTCAGCTGGAGCAATACAAATTACTGTTACCCCAACAAATTCAAATAAACAAGTTTATATATACTGGTCTGCTGCAACTGGAGCATCATCTTACGATATTGTTAAATATGGAAATAACGTAACCACAACAGTAAATGTTCCATCTTCACAAACTAATTATACTTGGGCAATTGCAGACGGAAACGAATCAAATTATTTTACAGTATATCCAAGATCTGCTGCTGCACAAGGATATGGAATGCAAACAAGTGCTACTGCATCAAACAAATCAGCAAATCCAGGATATGCATCTGGAACACTGACTGCAGTAGTAATAGCAGTACCAAGCGGAGGATCAATAAGCCTTGCACCTGCTGGCACACAACAAGCACTTACAACTATTACCGCAACAACATCAGGTTGGAATGGAAGCCCCACAGCATATGAAATTAAAATTAATAAGGCAACAGGAACACCTCCAGGAGAAGGCGGCAGCGGAACATCTAATGGAACTGTTTCTGGAAGCTCAACTTCACACCAAATAACAACCTCAGAAGCTAGCGGAACCCCAGATCAATTTGCGGCATTTGCTAGAGCATATAATGCTGGCGGATGGTCTAACTGGATTCAATCAAATACAGTTGTTTCTACCCCAATACCAGTAGCAGTAACTTATACGGCTACGTATGGTGCCAATGGTGGCTCTGGTGGCGGAGAAAGTACATGGACCGCAGGAAATCCAACTACCGCAGCAGGCCAGCCATCAAGATCTGGATATACATTTAATGGATGGTACGACACGGCATCTGCAGACTACACATATAATGTTGGAGCAGGTGGAACATGGTATCCACCTTCTCGGAATATTTCAATGGTTGCAAGATGGTCAGCAGTAGCAGTCGCAGGACCAGGAGTACCAGACTTAACTTTTGCTTGGATTTCAGGTTCAGGCACAGCTTCAAGCCCCTCTAGCTGGCAGGCATCTTGGTCTGATGGTTCTGGAGGAACTCCAAGCTCATGGGATTATGAACTACAATTTGCAAGTTCAAACGGAGGCACAGTCCTAGCCTCAGACACAGGAACAGTTTATGGCCGATCAAAAAATTATAATAGCTACTCTTACGCTTGGTCTCGTTTTAGAGTTAGAGCAAACGGCTCTAGCTCATCAGCATTTACGCAGTGGAGCTCATGGCAATGACATTAACTAACGATGAACAAATAGAAATATTAAATGCTAAAATTGATTCCATATCAATTGTAATAAATGAATTAAGAAATGGAATACTAACACTTCCAGAAGAATTTGACGGAAAAGAGCTAAGGCAAGATGTCTTAGATAGATTTATATCTGAGGTAGATACCTATACTCAGATGATAGTAGAATTAAGAGGATAAAATGTCTTACGAATACCTTTCTGATCCAGAAAAAGAAGCAATTAAGCAGTCGGCAGTAAGAAATTTAGAGTATCAGAAGTACTCTTATGAAATTGAAAAAATAGCAGAATCTGCTAAGTCTAAGCCAGACAATGAAAGACTAGAGTCCTTACAAGAACAAATAGAAGAAAAAGAAATACAAATATCTGCGGTTTCATCTCAATTATAATTTTAAATAAGATATAATTAGTAAATGCAGTACCGCCAGGAGGCAACATGGCAAGCACTTTTCCAACAAGTAAAGACAGCCTTTTAAACCCATCTTCAAAAGATGAATTGGTTGGTCACGCAGAACAACATGCTAATGCTAACGACGCAATAGAGGCATTAGAAAATGTAGTAGGAATAACAAACTCAACGGATTCAAACTCGTTGACATATAAAATCAATTCCCTATCAACTTCAGTGGGAACTCTTGCAAATACATCGGCAAGCATAGAAACACTTATGGGTCTAGAAGGAAATAATGACTTAACGGTGGCGGGAATCCAAAACAAAACAACCATAGACTCATATGCATCAGCAGACTATCGGACTGCATCATATGCCCTGCAGATTGTAAAAACATCTACTGGAGAATCATATTTCTCTAACATAACAGCATTAAGAGGATCTTCTGATATATATGTCTCAGAATCCAATATTGTAACAAATGCCAATTCATCAATTGCGACAACAGCTTTTGAATCGTCAAATGGTATAATTAATCTAACAGTCACCCCAGTATCAGGAGAAGTAACTGTAAGATATTTTAGAACAGCGTTAAAATAAAGCAGTAAGAGGAGTCATAAATTATGGCAATAGTAAATAAGAACTTTAGAGTAAAAAATGGTCTTATCGTTGACGGCTCCGTCGCAACGGTAAATGGATTTAATGTATTAACAGAGGCATCAACAGCCTTCATCATCAGCACAGTTGGCGGATCAGCAGATACAGCCAATACTCCTAATACTGTAGTAAAGCGTGACGGCTCAGGAAACTTTGCAGCAGGCACAATTACAGCATCTATTGTTGGTAACTTAACTGGTAACGTAACAGGAACAGTTTCAAGTCTTTCAAACCATGATACTGCCGATCTTGCAGAAGGATCAAATCTATATTTCACAAATGCTCGTGCATTAGCAGCAACAGCTGCAGCATACGATGCAGCAGGTGCAGCATCAAGCGCACAAGCAAATGCAGCAACAGATGCTACATCTAAGGTAGCCGCAGAAGCAACAGCCCGTAGCTCAGCAATTGCAACAGCAATTGCAACAGAGGTTACAGACCGAAATGCAGCAATTGCAACAGCAAAGACTGCAGCAGAAGCCACAGCATCAGCAGATGCTACATCTAAGGTAGCAGCAGAAGCAACCCTCAGAGTATCAGGCGATTCAGCCTCAGTAGCAACCGCAGCAGCGGATGCAACGTCAAAGGTTGCTGCAGAAGCAGCACTTAGAGTATCAGGCGACGCAGCCTCAGTATCAACTGCAGCAGCAGATGCAACAACCAAGGCAGATGCCGCTCAAGCAGCCGCTATCTCTGCAGCATCAGCAGACGCAACTACAAAGGCTAATGCAGCAAAGGCTGGAGCAGAAGCAACAGCAGCAGCAGCACTTACAACAGCAATCTCAACAGAGGTTTCAAACCGTAATATAGCAATTGGAGCAGCAGTAGATTCATTAGTAGATGGCGCACCAAACCTTCTTAATACATTAGATGAATTAGCAGCAGCAATAAATAACGATGCTAACTACACAACAACCATTACAACAGCTTTGGCAACAAAAGCTACTTCAGCACAAGTTGCTACAGATATAGCAGCCGCAGCATCAACTGCTTCAGCAGATGCTACAACTAAGGCAAACGCCGCTCAAGCAGCAGCAGAAGCCACAGCATCAGCAGATGCTACATCTAAGGTAGCAGCAGAAGCAACCCTCAGAGTATCAGGCGATGCAGCCTCAGTAGCGACGGCAGCAACCGATGCAACCGCTAAGGTCGCAGCAGAAGCAGCTCTAAGAGTTTCAGGCGATTCAGCCTCAGTAGCAACCGCAGCAGCGGATGCAACGTCAAAGGTTGCTGCAGAAGCTACAGCACGTAACTCAGCAATTTCAACTGCAATCTCAGGTGAAGCAACAGCCCGTACCTCAGCAATTGCAACTGCACAAGCAGCAGCACAATCTTCAGCAGAATCAACAGCAGCAAGCGCTCTTACAAGCGTAAAAAATGGTACAACACCATTTACAAAGGTCAACGTAAATGATGTAGCAGCAGTACAGGCAGCAACTTCAACCGTAGCATCAGCAGCAACTGTTAATGCTCTTACATGGGCAGCGGCAGACTACAGAACAGCTAAAGCAATTGTTAAATTAAAAAATGGAGTCAATACTCAGGTTTCTGAAGTACTACTTACATTAGATACAAGCAATAACGTAGCAATAACAGAGTTTGGCTCAATCACAACAGGACTCGACCTTGGAACAGTATCAGCAGCATACGTTTCAGGAGATGTATCAATATCAGTAACAACAACCTACGCATCAACAGATGTAATGGTTTATGCAACACTAATTAAATAATTAATAAAAGGTATGGGGTCCTTTCAAAACCCCACCAAAACATTAGGGGATATGTGAACTTAAATGGCAATAGTAAATAAAAACTTCAAGGTTAAAAATGGCCTTAACGTAGCAGGACCTGCAACATTCGATGCAGCAGTAAATGTAGACAACTTAGTCTTAAATTCAACCCCCCTTGCCTTCGACTCATCAACTGGAAGATTAAAGATCCAGATAAATGGTGCTTGGAAGGAAATCGCCCTCCTTACAGATGCGGCGGAAGATCTAGGTGCTTTAACATTTATGGATATTGGACTGGCAATAGATTATGACGGCCAGCCAGTATATACAGTTTTTGCAAATGGAGTAAATACAGCAGCCACAAAGTTTGCGGATGGTGGAGATTACTCAACAGATATATACAGCATGACCTTTGATTCTGGAACAATTTCGTAATTGTTTTGGAATTATTGTAGTGCTATAATTAACAAATAAATCTAAACAAGGGGTGGCAAATATGTCAACAGTAAGAATTCAAGTAAGAAGAGGTACAGCTTCACAATGGACCTCAGTAAATCCAATTTTGGCAGCAGGAGAAATGGGTGTAGAGTCAGACTCAAACCTATTTAAGTTCGGTAACGGATCTTCTACCTGGACCGCCCTTGCATATGCAAATAATTCAGATGTAGCGATTGGTGAAATTTCCCAAGACGCAATTAACACCGCACTTACAATGGGAGCGGGACTAACAAAGACATATAACGATGGATCTAATACCATTACAATAAATGTCGATTCAAGCATTATTGCAACTAAAAATTACGTACAGGAAACCGTACTGGCATTATCAAATACAGTTGACGATGGATTTATACCACTTTCTGATCGCGGCACAGCGCTTGGAGTAGCATCACTTAACAGCAGCGGTAAAGTTCCAGCATCAGAGCTAGACATAACAGAAACAATTCAAGATGTTGTAGCCGCTGAAATTACTGCTGGCACAAACATTGTTAAAACTTATGACGATGCAGGCGGATACCTAGATATAGCAGTTTCAAATTCTCCAAATTTTTCTGGAACAGTAAATGCCACCACACTTAATGCAATTAACCTAGATGTTGCAACAGGCCTCACAGCTAATAACGTAACCATTTCAGGCAACCTGACAGTTAATGGAACTAGCACTACAGTAAATTCTACAAATGTAACAATAGACGATCCAATGATTTATATTGGAGATGGCAACCAATCAAACGCACTTGACCTTGGAGTCGTTGCAGCATTTAATGACGGAACATACCAGCATTCTGGTCTTGTTCGTGATGCATCTGATGGCGGAAGATGGAAACTATTTTCTGGTGTTACCGCAGAGCCTACAACAGTAGTAGACTTTACAACATACACAAAAGACGACCTTCAACTCGGAGGACTATTTGCAGACCGTGCATCAATTGGAGATGTTTCAAATGCTGAACTTCAGACATTAAATGGAGTTACTTCAGCCATACAAACACAACTTAATTCAAAATACGATGCAGCAAACATATCTCAGGTATACGGACAAATAGACCTAAAAGCTCCTATTATTAGTCCAACATTTACAGGAACAGTAACTTTGCCTGACTCTGCAGTTACAGAACCAATGATGAACGTAAGCTCAGTAGGATCTAGAGCAATTGTTTCTGGTTCAGTAATAACTACAAAGATTGCAGACGCAGCAGTTATTGCAACAAAGATTGCAGACGCAGCAGTCACTCCAAGTAAAATTGAAGACCTAGCAGTCAATTCAGCAAAAATTGCAAATGGTGCTGTTGGAGCTACAAAGCTAGCAGACCTTGCAGTGGAAACCGCAAAGATTGCAAACCAAGGAGTAACAACTTTAAAACTAGCCGACGACGCAGTAACAACTTTAAAGATTGACGACGCAGCAGTAACAAATCAAAAATTATCTAATGACTCAGTAACAACGTTAAAGGTTGCAGATCTTGCAGTAACAACCGCAAAGTTGGCTGACGATTCAGTAACAAGTTCAAAGCTAGCCGATGATTCAGTAACAGCAGCACAGATCGCAGCATCTGCTGTAGGAACCAGCGAGATAGCCGATAACGCAGTAACAGCAGCAAAGATTGCAGAATTAACAATAACAACTTTAAAGCTAGCCGATGATTCAGTAACAGCAGCAAAGATCGCAGCATCTTCTGTAGGAACAAGCGAACTAGCGGATAATGCAGTAACTTCAGAAAAAATTGCAAACGGAGCAATATCTAATTTAGATATTAGCGACACAGCAGAAATTTCTCCACTAAAAATTGCTGGAGAGGCAATAGTAAAAACTAACACTGGTGGAATTACAAACGTAATGCTTGCAGGATTTATTGATCAGTCTAAAATTACAGACTTGGTTTCAAACCTTGCAGCAAAAGCCCCATCAGCAGCACCTACATTTACTGGCACAGTAGTATTGCCAGCAACTACATCAATCGGAAACGTTTCAGCAGATGAAATTGGATATGTTGATGGTGTAACTTCAGCAATACAAACACAATTAGATTCAAAGCTAGCGATAGGTACAGCATCTTCAACCTACCTTGCTAGCGCAACAGCTGCCACAACTTATGCAACTATTACAAATGACAATCTTAAAGCACCACTTGCATCACCAACATTTACAGGAACTGTAGTTTTGCCAACAGTTACTGCAGGTGGAAGCATAGTTCCTGCAACTGACAACACATTTGACTTAGGTTCTCCTACAAAGATGTGGAAAGATATTTACGTAGGTCCAGGATCACTATACGTTAACGGTCAGAAGGTTATTCAAGATGAATCAGGAGCAATTGTTGTTTCTGCCGACATTGATGAAAACCTTGGCCTAAGAACAAGCGGAAGCGGTAACATTGAACTAGATCCAACAGGAACTGGCTCTGTTAATATCAAGGGACCTCTAGTAGTTGAAGCAGGGGCCAACTTCTCAAGCGCAGACGGTAATGGAATTGCCTTTAGCAATGGAGTAAAAACTGATAGCGTTACAAGCAAGACACTAAATACAGACCTATCATTATCTGGAAACGGTACAGGAAAAGTTTACCTTAATGATAATGCAGAAGTAAATGGAAACCTTGTTGTTGGTGGAAACTTAACAGTAAGCGGAACAACTACAAGCATTAACACAGAAACAATTTCTTTAGCCGATAATATTATTGACTTAAACAGCAACTTTACTACTGGTACTCCAACAGAAAACTCAGGAATAAGAGTTGTTCGTGGAGACTTAAACGCAGTTCAGGTTCGCTGGAATGAGTCTACTGATAAATGGGAATTTACAAATGATGGAACAAACTACTCTACAGTAGCAGGCATTGAGTCTCCTACATTTACAGGAACAGTTACAATCCCAGCAGGCGCAAGTATTGCAGGATTCGCTCCAATTGCTTCACCAACATTTACTGGAGCAGTAACAGTTGCAGCATCTGGCGTAGTCTTTACAGACGGTACACAGACTAAGGCTGGCGTCCCTTCTATTACTAACATTCCAACTGCATTAGCAGCAGGAGCAGTTACAATTGGAGCGGATCGGGCAGATCAGTTTATACCACTAACTGGAGCAGTAGTAATTACTCTACCAGCAACAGGATACGTAACTGGACAGTCAATCGACTTCCACCAGGCATCATCCACAGGAGCACGTTTTGAAACAACTAATGGAGTCGTTGGAACACCAGGACTTAAGTTTAGAACAACTAACTCAGTTGTAACAGCAATGAAAATATCAAGCGGATGGTTGGTCTTTGGAGACCTTTCAGCGTAATTCGGATTAAGGGAGAATATATAAATGTCAAAACAAGCAGGTAGAATGAGCCAGGGAGCTAATGACTTCCTGGCACCATATGCACCAATTATTGGTACAGCAACAAATGTTGGAACTAATCGTCCGTACAACAACGGCGCAGTTACAATAACATTTACCCCAGACGACAGAAATGCTGCAACATCATTTACGGCTTCTGGCTTTTGTAGCGTTCACAACACAATACACACAGCAACAGGGTCAGCCTCACCAATAACAATTACAGGTTTTGGTGTAGGCGCTACGCCAACCATAACAGTAACAGCAAGTAATGATAACGGAACATCCCTTCCTTCTGCCGCATCTAATTCAGTTACAGTAACAACAGTTACCTCAACACCAGCGGCTCCAGTAGCAACAGCGCAAACAAATCAAGACTATGTTACATGGTCAGCACCAGAAAATAATGGAGGCTCATCTGTAACTGGTTACATACTTAAGTCTTCTGATGGACCAACTTATTCAACAACTGGAACTTCATACACTGTACCAGAAACAGCAAATACTGCACAGACATATCAAGTACTTGCTGTAAACGGAAATCAAAATTCTGCTTACTCTGGAAGTTCAAATTCTGTAACAACTCTAGCCCCGTTCTTCCCGCCGTTCTTCCCACCAGCGTTCTTTAGCCCACCAGGCTTCTTCTCGCCACCTTCATTCTTCTCGCCACCAGCGTTCTTCTCGCCACCAGCGTTCTTTAGCCCACCAGGCTTCTTCTCGCCACCAGCGTTCTTCTCGCCACCAGCGTTCTTTAGCCCACCAGGCTTCTTCTCGCCACCAGCGTTCTTTAGCCCACCGTCGTTCTTTAGCCCACCAGGCTTCTTTGCGCCACCAAACTTCTTTAGCCCTCCAGGGTTCTTCTCACCTCCAGGGTTCTTCTCACCTCCAGGGTTCTTCTCACCTCCAGGATTCTTCTCACCTCCAGGGTTCTTCTCACCTCCAGGATTCTTCTCACCTCCAGGTTTCTGTATTGATCAAGATACACTGATTACAATAATCGGAGAAAACAATACAATAGAATACAAAAAAGCTTCAGATGTTCAAATTGGAGATAATGTTTGGGGTGTAACTTGGGACGGACTAGATAGCGAATTCTCAGTAGACCCTTACACATGGTCCAGCTCAGAACTAAACAATCTAGCAATTGTTCCAACTGTTATAACAAACATAATTCCTTCTGTTAAAGAAGTTACACTATGTATTAACGGTAACCCTGCTCACAGATTCTCTCTAGAACAAACAATTCTTGTGAAAAGAAATAACACATATTTCTTTGGAGTAACTGGAATTTTAGAGCCAGGAGACGAAGTAATTTCTAGAAATGAAGATGGATCTTTCTCTTCTATTCTAGTAAATGAAATTCAAATTATCGATGAAAACAGAAATGTTTATGAGTTCGATGCAGCTCCTAATGACATTTTAATAGCGGGAGGATTAGTAGTACATAATAGAAAATATTTTGCATAAATGTCTATTTACCACCTACATATCCCACGCACTGCTGGAATACATATAAAGAATCATGTGCTGCCCCACCTAATTACTGGTGGGGTTTCACATTTTGTTTCAAATAGAACAATAATAGAACCATCTGTTATAAATAAAAGTTTATTTGTTGGCGGACATTTTGGAACCATGCCCTTAGATTATATGAACAACCCAGAAGTATTTACAATAATAAGAAATCCAGTAGATAGATTTGTAAGCTATTTTAAATATACAACTGGTTTAATAAGGGCGGGCAAAGAATCTGAAGAAAAGCTTGAGAGCTGGCTATATGGAGAACAGTCCGAAATGCAGTCAAACCTTCAGACTAAATTTTTAATTGGAAAAACAAACATTGATCAGTTTAATAAACACTTTAATTATTTTCAGCATACTATTGATAGCGGGTGGTACTTGGAAGGAATAGAGGGCGGGCCTCAAAAAGCAATTGACAATTTACAAAATTTTTACTATTATACACTTGAGGATATATCCTTGTTTAAAGAAGATTTAAATAAGGCATTAAAAAATAATTTTGGTTTTGAGTCGTTTAAACACAGGTCAGACCCAGCAAATAGATCCCCAGGGCTAGAGTTAAATTTAACAAAATCTCAAATAAGTAAAATAGAAGATTTAAATAAAATGGACATGGAGGTGTATGAGTATGTATCAAAGAATAAAAAAAGATACCAAATGGTCAATTAAACATTTAGGCTTTTGTGATATAAAAATGATAAAAGCAGAAGTTTCTAATTTTTCTGATGAGTGGCTTTTAAATACTACAAGACAAAATCATGGACTTGTTCACACAAATACAGAAATGTTTAGAATATGCTCAACCCCATACGAATGGACCCCAGACCTAGAGATTGTTACAACTTATGAAAATTCTCTAAAAACAAAAGAAGCCCAAGAAGAATTAGATAAACTTTTTAATTATCTGGAAGAACGCTATTGCGGAAAAGTAATTAGATGTGAGATAATTAAGCTACACGCAAATTCAGAAGTTCATAAGCATGTTGATGCAGGCCCCCTATTAAATTTTTCTAGGAGAGTCCACATCCCAATCATTACTAATAAAGACGTTACCTTTACGGTCTTTAATAATACCATTCATATGGAAGAGTTTGGTATCTACGAAATAAATAATATGCTACCGCATGCCGTTAGCAATAAAAGCAGTGAAGACAGAACCCATTTAATTATTGACATACTACCTGATGATATGTTAAACTATACTAAACTAGGAGAATAAATGAGTAACATTAGTCAAAATTGGTCATCAAAAGAAATGCTATTTCCAGGCATGTGGGTATACCGCAACGTATTTACCCCAGAGCTTGACATCATGAACAGAGTAAGTGTCTTGCTAGAAAATAATTCAAGTGGCTTGTCATGGCAGGACGCCACAGTAGGATACATGGAAAAGAAGCCAAGCTATAGAGACTGCAGAGATTTTAAAATTGGAGAAATTACTAATCCAATAAACGATGATCAAGCCACACTTGCTACAATTTGGCAAGACTCTTACAACGCACAGATACCAGCAGTTGAAGATTATTGTGCTGCATATAACGTTAGAATGAATTACTGGGAAGTAATGAACTTTATTCAGTATGGTCCAGGACAACATTTTCAAGAGCATGCAGACCATGGATTTTCTTACAGCGCCACCGTTTCCTTAGTTGCTTACCCAAACGATGAGTATGAAGGCGGAGAACTTGTTTTTCCAAAATTAAACTTAAGCATTAAGCCACAGGCTGGAGACCTATACATATTCCCATCAACCTATCTCTTCTCTCACTTAGCCGCACCAGTAAATTCTGGTAGAAAATATTCAATTGTAACAATGCTTGATTATAATGATCACGCACACAACCAAGAGTTTATGCAAATGAGAGCCGAAAGGGTTGAACGTGAAAAACATAAAGGTATACAAAACTAGAGACGGTCTTGCAAACGTATCTCCTCTGTCTGTTAAAAGAGACTGGATGGATGATACTTGGAAGGCTCATGCATACAAATGCTTCCCCGTCAGCCTAACTAATCAGCTTGGCTGGGGCGTATCTTTCCCAGAAGACATAACTTTTATATGGGACGGAATTTCTGATACATCTGGAGAGCATGTAAAAATTCTTAAAGGTGAAAAATACGCCTATCCAGATCGTGCAAATGCGACTGTAAGCTTTCGTACTGGAGTGATGTTTATCACAGACCCAGAAGAAACTTTGCTTTCAATGCCAGTGCCAAATCAATTTATTGATGGTGTTGTTCCATTTACAACGCTTGTTTCAACATCATTTTTTAGGGGAGACCTTCCATGTGCTTGGAGAATTACAAGGCCAAATGTAGAAATAACAATAAAAGCTAATACCCCAATAATATCAGTCGTACCAATGAATTTAATGGAATTACAAAATTCAGAAATGGAATTGCGAGATATTCATGAAGTACCAAAAACAGAATTTCTTACTCCAGCATATTCAATAGCGCTTGAAGAAATTAATCAGTCTGGGGAATGGTCAAATTTTTACAGAGACGCCGTTGATAATCTTGGAAACAAAATAGGAGAGCATCAACTAAAATCAATAAGATTAAAGGGCGGTACAGATGCCAATTGAATTTAATGTATATAGGCTTTCAGATAGCCTAGGAAATTTAACTGCATTGGAAACTAAAAGAGACTGGATGGACGACACGCCAGAAAAACACGCATACAGATGTTTTCCGCTTGGCCTAGTAAATAATCTTGGATGGGGAATATCTTTTCCAAAAGATATAACTTTTATTTGCAACTCAAATCCAAAACCACAGCAAAAATATATAGAAGTAATTTCTGGAGAAGAGTACCTATACATTGATAGCAGAAATGATATAATTACATTTAACACTGGGCTGATGTTTAAAACAGATGAGAATTTAACCTTGTGGGTAAAAAGAGTTCCAAACCAATTTATAGACGGAGTTCATGTTTTAGAAGTTTTATTAAATGCTTCGTTTTTAAAAGGTCAGCTAAGCCCAGCGTGGAAAATTTCAAAAAAAGATGTTCCAATAACAATAAAAGCGGGCACACCAGTAGTTTCAGTATTACCAATAGATCTAGCACAAATAAATCACTCTACTGCCATAATAAGCAACGGATTGGATTTGCCCCTAGATGAAGTACAGAACGATCCAGAATATACCGAGTATGTTACTAGAAGACAAAAAGATGGGGATTGGGCTGGCCTATATAAAAATGCTGTTGATCATAAAGGAAATTCTCTTGGGTCCCACCAGGCCAAAAAAATAATACTAAATGTTCGTGATATTAGTAAATAAATAGAAATGGTATAATAATAATATGAATAATAATCAAGCAATAGCAAACGACTGGAATAAGCATAACGCCCCCAAGTCAATAACTCCATCTGGTTTTTTTGGAGACTCTTCCGATAACATCGTAGAGTTAGAGAATTTTTTAACCACAGAAGAGCGAGAAAGACTTATTAGTTTTGCTTTAAATAATAAAATTTGGGACCACACAGAAACCCATGCAGATGAAGATGGTCTTGTTTTATACGACGCCGACATTTGGAAGGATAGGGTATGTACATACAATTCCCTCATGGCGTCAGACCCAACAATTCTTGAGTTAATAAATAGCATGATTGCAAGATTAAAAATTGAAGTAGACAAATTTTTTGATGTTGATGCAAAAGAAACTGGCCCAGCAATTGTAAGGTGGCCAATAGGTGCAAGACAAGAGCCACATGCTGATAAAGAATTCCACACAGGAATTGAACAGGGAAGAGCAAATGATTTTCCTTGGTACGATTTATCGGGATTATTTTATTTTAATGATGATTACGAAGGCGGAGAACTTTATTTTCCGCAACACGGAATAGAGTTTAAGCCAAAAGCAGGAGCTGCTTATTTCTTCCCAGGAGATAGGTTTTATACACACGGAGTCCGCCCAGTAAAATCTGGTAATAGATTTACATCGCCGTTTTTTTGGACAATACAAAAGCATACTGGAGACAAGCAACCATGAGTAATTTAGAATATGTAGAGTTATACCCAAAAGTAGATGTATACAGAAATGTTTTGCGTGACCCAAAAGCTTTATACGAAACAATGAAAAAATCAGAAAGAACATCTGAAGGAAAGCATTATTTAAAAAATTGGGATAAGTGGGCATCTTTTGGAACATATACACAAATAAAAGATACTGCTGAAATAAATCAAGACAATCAGGACCCAATGTTTATCGAAGAAAAAGATTTTGCTAAACAGGTTCAAGATGCCTACGACCTAGTTTTAAGTGACTACATCACCAGACACGGAGTTGAGCTACCAGAAGACTGGTATTTTACTGGATCCTCATTCTCAAAATATAACGACCAGGTTGATGTTTTAGAAAACAAAATGACAATGCAGTACCACACAGACTATATTATTTCTCAAAGAGAAATGCCTGGACCAAAATTCTTACTTACATGCACAATGTATATCAATGATGATTATGACGGCGGAGACATTGAGTTTGTTGTTGATGGCAAGATAGTAAATCACAAGCCAAAGGCTGGAGACATTTTAGTGTTTCCTTCAGACGAACCATATTTTCATGGAGTTAAAACAATTTACAATGGAGAAAAGTTTTTTGTTAGAAACTTTGTAATGCACAGATATGCTGGCTCAAAAGAATGGCTACAAAACCAACTTACTTTTGGAGCATACAACTGGATGAAAAAAGAATCAAAAAGAATTGATTTTGAAGATGCAAGAAATATGAGATATTTGCAAGACGGAAAGCCAGTAGAGTATGACGATTTGGTTGGAGACAAATCGGGACCTGGTGCAATGTAATGAATCTAATAAAGCTATCTGATGATATATTTTTATATGAAGGTTTTATTACACCAGAGGAATGCACTTCTGTAATTAATGTTTTAAAAGAATTAGAGGAAACTGATGAGGATTACTGGAAAGGAATTTCTTTTTATGAATCTTATTCTGCTAGGTATCCTTACGATGGAGAGCCAATACTAGAAAAATTTAATTTATCAAATACTTGGTTTACAGACATACAAGAAAAATTTAAAGTAGCTGCATCTGAAGTTGCAAATAAAAATGTTTCAGATATGTCAAAAATAAGTTTTCACGTGCAGAGATGGTTGCCAGGAGCATTTGCCCCAAAGCATTCCGACAACAGTGACAATAAAGGTAAGATGGGAGCATTTACTAGAAGTAGATATGCTGGATTCTTATACCTGAATGATGACTTTGAAGGAGGGACATTAAAATTTGACGCTGATCACGGAAACCTTCCAATGGAAATTGTTCCAAAAGCTGGATCATTTTTAATTTTTCACGGCGGGCATAAAAATATGCACGAAGTAACAGTAGTAAAAGGTAGTCCAAGATATACACTTGGATCATTCTGGGACGACAGAGAAGAATCAGATTACCCACAAGAAGTCCGTGACGAATGGGCAAAAGAATTAGCAGAAGTTAGAGCAATGCAAAAAGGCGAACAAGAAGACTGGAAAAAAGTTCGTGACAAAGGGTTAAGATTAACCCCCGATGGGTATAATATCCCAGCGTCTGAAGTGGAGAATATTTAATGGAAATATCAAAAGAAACATTTAACCCAAACGACATGTATCACATGTTTGACGTACAAATTCTTGAAAAAGACATATGGTACTTTAAAAATGTTTTAAGCTACCCAGAAGAGCTATTAAAGTTTATACATCTTGTGGATGCAGACGAAAGAAGCCACCAGGCAATTACAAAGTGGGAAGACTGGACAGCAAGCAATGACGCCTCTCTTATTTATGGAAACAACAAAAATATTTTAACAGAAAATGTATTGAATAAAACAGATGATGAAAAGCTAAACCAAAAAATACTTTATATTAAAAACAGTTTTGAAATGGCAGCACAGATGTCTTTTGAAATGTATTTGGCTTCGCACCAGCTAGACAAGAATTCATATAGCCTTAAGATGCAAAGCATTCCATTAAGGCGCTGGGTAAAAGGATCTGCAATGGGTCCACATTGCGATAGCTACGACGGAGACACAGACCTAGCATTTTCTATGATAACTTACATAAACGATGAATATGAAGGTGGAGAAATAAGCTTCCCAAACCATAACATATCGTTAAAGCCAGCACCAGGAAGTCTTGTTATTTTTCCAAGCCAAGAGCCGTATCTTCATGAAGTTAAAGAAGTTGTGTCTGGCGAAAGATATACTTCACACTTATCTGCATATAAGATCTAAGGTGGTATAATTAAAAAATGGCAACAGTAGGCGTTAATGGATGGCGTTTCCCAAGTTACTCGGACTCACCCGACGTACCTAGAGATCTTGGTATTTTAGGAACAGACATCGCTGCTTTTATTGCAGCAAATCCTGGACCACAAGGCCTAACGGGTCCATCCAATACACTAAGCGTAGCCGCAACAAATACACTTAATGCTGGACAGAGTGCCTCAGTAACAATTAGCGGAACATCACCTACACAATCTTTGACATTTAATATACCAAGAGGTCAAGACGGAATTTTAGGCGGACCAGGACCCTCTAATATTTTATCAATAGGAACAGTAGATTCAGGATTAAGCGCATCTGCAACAATTACTGGATCCTCTCCGTCACAAATTTTAAACCTAATACTTCCCAAAGGTGACAAAGGCGAACCTGGAACCCCAGGAACAAATGGGACAAACGGAGCTAAGGGAGATACTGGCGAAAGAGGCTTACAGGGATTTCCTGCGGCAACAATTGCAATATCCCCGACAGTCACAACAGCTGCTGCTGGTTCCCAAGCTGCAGTAACAAATTCTGGAACAGCTAATGATGTTGTTTTAAACTTTACTATTCCAAGAGGCGCAGATGGCGCTCCTGGCGCTGCTGGCGCTCCTGGCGCAACAGGCGCAACAGGCCCATCTCCTAGCATAGATCCAATTGCAACAAGAATTTCATTGGTAGCCACGGCCACTTCGTCTACTGGTGTTAACTCTTCTTGGTATCCGTTTGTAACTAACAGCTTTAGTTTAGGTTTACTTGGACCAATAAACTCTGGCCCAGATAACGTAACAAGAGGCTGGAAAAATATATATTTAAATTCAGCAGCTACTGTTATATCAGATCAAAGAACAAAAGAAAATATTTTGCCTTCTGACCTTGGGCTATCTTTTATAAATAGTCTTGAGCCAGTAAAGTATAATAAAATTGATGGAAATAGAACTCACTACGGATTAATTGCCCAGCAGGTTAAATCTGTTTTAGATCAAGCAAATGTTTCAGATTTTGGTGGATGGGTTATATCCGATATTGCAGATCCAGAAGGCCAACAAGCATTAAGATATGAAGAGTTTATTTCTCCTTTAATTAAAGCGGTACAAGAGCTTACGGCAAGAGTAAAATCACTAGAAGAAAAGTAGGCTTGGGATGTCATACAAAAGCGTAGTCTTAAATGACCATCCAACATCATTTTATTTGTTAGACGAAGTTACATCAGGCAACATAGCATCTTACTCGGGACTAACTTCTCAATTTGCAACATATCAGCAACTAAAGGACAGCGGGTTAACATACTCTGCATTAAGCGGTTTGCCTGTATATGATTACTCTGGAAATTTAAACAATGGATATGCAGTAAACTCTTCAACAAAAGAGTTAATGCCATTAATTTCTGGTGGAATAAGAGGCACTCAGGTTCTTCCTTATACATCTATTAATTATATTTCTCAGGGTATTGCAAATGAATACAATAGCGATGATTCTTTTACGCTTGAAGCTTGGTGCTCCCTTCCACCAATTGAAAGCGATATAACAATAGTCGCAGACACATCTATTAATGCAGGTATTTTTTATAAAAATGGAAATATTGTTTTTATGGTTGGCTCAGCCGAAGCTCATTATACTGCATCAAACGCAGAGTCTTTGTATGTAGTTGGTATATTTCAAAATTCATCAATCTCTCTTTATGTAAACGGATATATTGTTGACACGGCTTCAGTAGAAGGATATAGATTCTCTAACGCAGCTATTAACTTTAAAACAGGTCCAGCGGATGGAAAATTTGTTATTGACTGTGTAGGGTTTTATAAATTTAATCTTTCCCCAAATCAAATCAAGCAGCATTACCTTGAAGGAATAAAAGAAATTAATTCATCTCAGATAGTTGATTCAGATGGCGGGTACATGTTTAGTATGAACTCCTCTGCAATTAAACCAAAGTTTAAGTTCTCCTATCCAGAATCAAGATCCTGGGCAGACGTATTTGCAAGTGGAATGTCTTTGTCTAATGATGGATCTTATTTATATTTACCAGAAACCACCGAGCCAGTTGCAGTAAGCCATTCCTTTACAGATTATTTTATTGTCCCTGATTACTTAGACATATCCACCAGTCAAATATACTGGTCTAATAATGTAAAAGGAATTAAGGTCGAGGTAAAAATAGATGGGGCGGAATGGAAAGAGTGTAAAAACGGAAGCTCCCTCCCATACTATAATAAAAATGATAATCAGATAGCAGATATATTAGAGTTAAGAGTCACCATGTCATCAGATGACACAAGCAAGTATCAGCCTATATTAAGAAATCTAGAGATATTGTTTTATAGTTCAAAAAATTTTTATAGCGACAACTCTGGGTATTATGTATCATCAAATTTTGACTATGCTTTGCCAAGAAACAATGAAAGAATTCTATCTTACAATAAGAGCAATGGATTAAAGATGCATAATGGGCATGGGTTTAGCTTAAACAACATACCAGATGTTAGATCAGTTGAAATGATATTTACCCCAGAATTGGGAGAAAATGTATTGGTATCTGCTTCTTCAAAAATATATGAATGGTCATCTTCTGGGGCTATATCTAAAACAGCAATTTCTTCAATATATGTAAATGGCATAAATAGGACAGCCGAGACAAATGTTTTTGACTTTATGTCAGCAGGGCTTCCCCACCATGTTGTTATAACCTTTACTTCGGCTGCATCTAACTTAAAATTTAATCAAAACCAGACAGATTCAAAATCAGGAATTGGAAGCATGTATAACAATTTGGCTATATATCAAGAGGCACTCACACAGGCCAAAATAGCCCAACACTATTTGCTATATACTGGAAATATTGTAAACCTTATAGATGACACCAATATGACTATATCTGAGGCAACAAACGGGAATGACTCTACTTCATTCACATTGACTTCTGTAGAGCCCCTGTCAGTAAGTCTTTAATATTTGCAAAGGTATGGCATAAATCTGGACTTTGGTCTCAGATAATGGTATGATTGTGGTCTATGGATATCTTAAAGAAAAACACTAAAATTGTCGAAGAGACAACCCTTGGCATATATGTCTGGGAAATGCCTGATGGCAGATGGATTGGAGATGATGATGGCAATTTTCTTTCGATCACGGCAATCAAAGGCAATAGATCCAAAATCGATGCTTTGGCTAGAGAGGTTCGCTCATACGGTATTCGTGAGGGCCAACCTAAATTCCTTTCAGGGCGCAGAAAAATTAACAACGAAGAGCTTGAAGAGCAAGAACAAAGACTTAGATGGGGACTCCCCCCAGATCCATACGACATAGGGGTTTACAAGGACTCTGTATCAAGAGGCGGTAAAGTACAATGACACGCAATATAGAAGTTTTAGAAGACGATGAGTCATCTAATACAATTGATATTTCAAACACATCCGACTGGTTTCATTTCCAAAAAGCGGAAGACTCCGAAGACCCATTTAAAATGGGCCTAGAAGAAATTAAAAAGCTTAGAGGCCTAGGAACAAACTTTAAACGTAAAATCAACCGTGATTTTTCAAAAGCATTTGTTGGTAAAGACGGAGCCGAAACACAGCAAAATCTTTTGCAACAAGCTATTAGCGGATATGCATTATTTGATCTTGTAGAACCAACTTATAACCTAGAATACCTTTCAAAAATTTATGAGGTTTCAACATATAACTACGCAGCAATTAACGCCAAGGTTTCAAATATTGTTGGTCTCGGATACATGTTTACAGAAACATCAAAAGCCAAAGACGCCATGGACGCCATCACCGATCAGAAGCAGGTGGACAGAGCACGTGCAAAAATTGATAGAATTAAAACACAGCTAGATCGCTGGCTTGATGATTGCAACGAAGAGGAATCATTTACAGAGACCCTTATAAAGGCCTACACGGACCTTGAGGCAACTGGAAACGGTTACATAGAGGTTGGACGTACAACCGCTGGAGACATAGGCTACATCGGCCATATACCAGCCAAAACAATGCGTGTGCGTAGGTTCCGTGACGGGTTTATTCAATTACTTTACGGCAAGGCAGTCTACTTCCGCAATTTTGGAGATCTGGAAACACCAAGCCCAATTGCCGCCCAAGAAGATCGACCAAATGAAATTATCCATTTAAAGAAATATACTCCAATGAATAATTACTACGGAGTCCCAGACATTATTGCAGCACAACAAGCGCTGGCAGGAAATGAATTTGCTGGTAGATATAACTTAGACTACTTTGAAAATAAAGCGGTCCCAAGATATATTATTACAGTAAAGGGAGCAAAGCTTTCCCCAGAGTCAGAAAGAAAATTGCTTGAGTTTTTTCAGGTTGGGCTAAAGGGCAAGAATCACAGATCCCTATATATCCCACTTCCAGCGGATACACCAGACTCAAAAACAGAATTTAAAATGGAGCCAATTGAAGCAGGAGAGCAAGAGTCTTCATTTAATATCTATCGTAAATCTAATAGAGATGAAATTCTTTTAGCTCACCGTGTTCCAATTAGCAAGATAGGTATCCCAGAAGGAATCAACTTAGCGGCTGCCAGAGACGCAGACAAAACATTTAAAGAGCAGGTTTGCAGACCTTCACAAGATAGACTTGAAAAGAAATTAAATTATTTAATTGCAGAAAAGACAGACGTTGTACAATTAAAATTTAATGAATTAAGCCTTACTGATGAAGAAACCCAAAGCCGTATTGACGAAATTTATTTAAGAATGCAGGTAATAACTCCAAACGAAGTTCGTATTAGAAAGAATATGACAACGGTTGACGGAGGGGACGAAATGGTAGATTTAAAGCCACAGCAGGTGGCTGACCAGAAGGCAAAATCTACTGGAAATAAAAAGCGAGATCAGCAAAGATCAGCCAATGCCCCAGATAAAAGCGGAGAAGCCAGAAACCCCAAAGGCGATGGTCCAAAAGTCAAATAAGTTTAATCAACTGTTATTTGCGTTATAGTAGATAAACCACTAAAATTAAGCATATGAACATTGAAAAAGGCCATTGGTCTAGTAATGGCGACAAGCTACATTTGTCGATTCCGTTTACTAAGGTCAATCGAGAAAATAGAACTGTATCTGGTTTTGCAACATTAGATAATGTTGACCAGACAGGCGATGTAGTCACGGCAGAAGCAAGCGTAAAAGCTTTTGAAAACTTCAGAGGAAATCTTCGTGAGATGCATCAGTCAAATGCAGTAGGTAAAGTTGTTTCATTTAAGCCAGAAACATATTACGATCAAAAGTCTCAAACTTTTTACAATGGAGTTTATGTAACTTCATACATTTCAAAGGGTGCACAAGATACTTGGGAAAAAGTTCTTGATGGCACTCTTTCTGGTTTTTCAATTGGCGGAAAAATTAAAGAGTCAGACAACGAAGTTAACAAAGCAACGGGAGAAGCGGTTAGATTTATCAAGGACTACGATTTAGTTGAACTTTCAATTGTTGATTCACCAGCAAACGAGCTATGTAATATTTTGTCAATAGAAAAAGTTAACGGACAAATGATTTACAAAGGCCTTGCTGCAAATGTAGTAACAGAAAATATTTTTTATTGCGAAGACAGCGACTCAGTTTTCATGTCCACAGAAAAAACTTTTGATTCACCAATATCTGGAAAGCCAGCTTCGCTAATAGGCTGGGTAGAAAGTTCAGATATAAATAAGTCAAAAGAAATAGATAAGATTCTTGCTTCATTTAAGAAGTCAAGATTACCGTTGCCTGAAACACAATTAGCAAAACAGGCAAACGTAGAAGGAGGTAATGAGATGTCAGACGTAACAAATGATGTAGTTGTCGAAGCCGTAGAAGCAGAAACAATTATTGAAAAGTCTGTCGATGTTGTAGAAGCCCCAATTACAGATGTAATTGTTGAAGAAACAGCAGAAGATACAGCTCCTGCCGACTCCGTTGAAAAAGCAGCCGAACTCGATAATGCTGAGGTCATGGTTGATGAACCTGATTTTGCAAAGATGTTAGGCGATCTAAAAGGCTTTTTCGCAGAGACACTCACAAAGGCTACAGAAGCGAATGCTGCACAGGTCACAGAGATTAAAACATCTGTTGAAGCTTTCAGCAAAAGCGTAGATGATAGAATTTCTGAGTTGGCAGAAAAGCACAGCGCACTTAGTGCTGCTGTGACAGAAATAAAGGGCACCATTGAAGGTGTTCAAAAGCAGGTAGATGCCGTAGAAGGCGATACCGCAATCAAGAAGTCCTCTGACCTTGGCGGGTCTGAGGTTTTTACTAAATCAAAATCAAAATGGTCTGGAGCTTTCCTCGGTTCCGTAAATGAAATCTTTAACTAAAATAAGGTAGGTGAAATAAAAATGAGTAATGAATTATTAGAAAAGGCCGCAGCAGCTGGTACAACAGTATCAACTGGATTCGGTTCCTCAACAGGTGGTTCAGGCGTTCATGTTGCTTCAGAAAATGGCAACGGTGGACTTCTAAACCCAGAACAATCAGCACGATTCTTGGACTATATGTTCGATGCTACCGTAATTGGTAAAGTTGCACGTACGGTCCGTATGAAATCCGACACAACAGAAATTGATCGTATGTCAGTAGGAGAGAAGCTTGTAAAGCTTGCATCCGAAGGCGAAAACACAGCTATAAACCAGGGTGTTACTTTCTCAAAAATTTCTCTAACAACAAAGAAGCTCCGCATGGACTGGGAACTTTCAACTGAGTCTCTAGAAGACAACATCGAAGGTGCAGATCTTGAAGATCATATTGCACGTATGATGGCAACACAGGCTGGAAATGACATCGAAGATCTTATTCTTAACGGTGATACATCACTTTCAACCGATGCGCTGTACAAGTCATTTGACGGTGCAGTTAAGAAGGCAAAGACACATGGTCGCGTAGTAGATGCAGCAGGTGCGGGAATTTCCCGTAACGTATTTAACTCAGCACTAAAGGCTATGCCACGTAAGTACAAGCAACGTCGTACAGACCTTCGCTTCCTTTCTGGATCAAACTTGATCCAAGATTACTTGTTCTCTAACTCACAGAACATCCAGAACGTTACTCCACAAGATATTGCCTCTGGCATTATCCGTGGTGATGTTCCTGTTCTTGGAGGTCCAGCAGGATATGTAGCTCCATACGCATTTGGTATTCCAATCGTTGAAGTTCCATTGCTTCCTGAGACACAGACAGGTACATACGCAAGCCCATCAGGTTCACACGGAGACGTCCACTTGACATTCCCAAATAACGTAGTTATTGGTATCAAGCGCGATGTAACTGTTTACCGTTTCTTCCAGCCACGTAAGGACACAATTGAGTACACAATGTATACTCGTGTTGGCGTTCAAATCGAGCAGGCAGACGCTTGGGTCGTTGTAAAGAACGTTAAGGTTGCTTCTTAATTAATTAAGAATTAGACCACAGAAAGGCCCCCAATTAATTTTGGGGGCTTTTCATTTAAATTTAACAATGCTATAATTAAAGGACCTAGAAAAAGGAGAAATAAAATATGTCGTTTGACACATTAAAAGTGGCTGAATTAAAAGTAATTGCAACAGATTTTGCAGTTGATTCAGAAGGCCTAAAGAATAAAAAAGACATTATTGCAGCTCTAGCAGAAGAAGGCGTTACCTGGAGTGTATATCAAAGTACGGTAGAGGCAATTGAAAGAGACACAGAAGAAGTTGAAATTCTTCCAAAGTTTGATCCAAAAGCGCAACCAGAAGATACCCTGCTTGTAAGAATGACAAGAGATAATCACAGATATGATATTCACGGATACACCTTTACAAAAGATCATCCTTTTATAGCAATGTCTGAAGATGACGCTCAAAAAATCTTTGATACAGAGGAGGGTTTTCGTTTAGCGACACCAAAGGAAGTTCAAGACTTCTATAACTAAACGTTAACATAAGTTAATGGCAGAAATATATGTAAAGCAAGCTTCACCAATAAGATTTAAATTATATTGGGGTGGAGAAATAACAGATGCAACTGGTAATGTAACTGCAGTAGTAAAAGAAGCATTGCCATCTGGTACTCTAAGCGCTACAATAGCAACTTATACTGCCACAAAACTAGATACAGATATTGGAACTTATGAGATTATAATTCCACATACAATTGCAAGCCAACCTAAAAAGCTTAGAATTGAATGGACTTATTCAGTCTCTGGCGTATCTTCTTCAAACATTCAAATGGTAGATATTGTTACGCCGTATGTAAATATATACGATGTAATTGACGATTTAAATATTGGGACGGACCCTTCTGACCCAAATCATAAAACATATAATGATCTACAGCAAGCAGAGAAGTATGCTAGAAAATTAATTGAAGCGTATACAAATCAATTTTTTCATAGTTATATTGGTACACAAATTGCACAAGGCCATGGGTCAGACATTCTCCCACTTCCAATTAGAATAGAGCAAATTACAAAACTTTATGAGCAAGACGTTAAAGTATTTGATTCTGCGCTTTCCGTAAACAACTGGTTCTATATACCAATAGTTTCTGAATCAAATTATGGAGTCAGAGTTAATCTACAAGATCTTCAAGACGACACAATATACTCAGCAAACGGAATGGTTACCCCATCAGTTAATAGCAGGGGCCATTCTGGAACATTTAAGAAAGACCTGAGATATCAGGTTGAAGGTTTATTTGGCTGGAACTATGTGCCAGACAATGTTAAAGAAGCCTGTAAAATTTTAATGAAACAATACTTTGAGCAAGATCGTGCATGGAAAGATAAATACGTAAAAAACATAAGCACGTTTGACTGGAAGTTTGAGTTCATGGAAGACGCACACAGAGGAACTGGAAACTTGTACGCAGATCAACTGCTTGCGCCATATGTAACAAATGGCATGGTCGTATTCTAAATGAGCCTGGCAACTTCATTAATGCCAATGAAGCTAGACATCTATCTTCAATTAGACACTCAAGATGAAAATACTGGTGCTATTAAAAAAGAGTGGATATTTACTAGGTCTGTTCCATGTTCCGCAAAAGGAATGATTTCAAATTCTGGCACAGGAAGAGGCGGAGACAAGCAAACGTTTAACAACAAGTATATGAATGAGCAGATGCTTGAGATAAGAACACCAGACCCAATAACGTATAGAGAAAAAATTACTAACGTTAGAGATATGAATGGCAACGTAGTGTGGAAAGAAATAAACTATCCAAACAATACCCCAACAGTATTTGAAGTTATAAGCTCTACCCCGATTACCGATCCATTCGGTAATGTCCTTGCATACAACTCTATTGCAAAGAGATCGGAGAATCAGGAAATTGGATTCTAGCGTAGCTTTAATTCAAACAGCAAGCGGCCTAGAAAGATTAATGGCAGGCTCAGTCCCAGGAGTTATCAAGGACAGTACGGTTGCACAAATATCAGCATTCTTATATTATGAGGCTGCAGTCCTTTCAAAATTAACCACAAACGAATCATTTAAAAATCTATTTAAAACAACTATCTTTAATCAGATAGAAAAAGACTTTGGGCTATATATGGATTCCCAAGCAAGAACAAGGCCCAGATCATTGCATCATGTTTATGAATGGAATAAAACAGGCATACCTTCTTCTAGATTATTTCATCTTTATGCAATTGAGATGGAAGGCTTATCATTTAGAATAAACTATAATTTTAAATTATCAAAATCATCTGTGCCCACCAAAAATAAAAAACAAAAGAAAAAATATGTATTTGGAAACAAAGCTGACGTGATGGAAGCTGGGATGCCCATAGTAATCCGCCCAAGGTCCGCTGAGCGCCTTGTATTCGAGATGGATGGTGAAACAGTCTTTATGCCCAAAGGCACCTCAGTGACCGTTAGGAAGCCTGGTGGGGCACAAGCATCTCACCAGTTCTCACTATCTTATGGAAGATTTTTTGGCGGGCAATTAGTAAACTCTTCAATAAAATCATCAGGCCTACAAAGAATATTTAATTTAAAAATGGCAAGGGCTCTGGGAGTACCTATGAATATTAAAAAAGTGCAATATAGCTTTACCCCTGGTAAAATAAGGATACAGGCAGACGCATCCTTGGATGCAGCATTTGGAGGCTCACTATGACCGTAGACTATAAAATAGACGCAATGTTTGAGCTCCGTAAATTTTTGTGGAAAGAACTAAAAGATTCTTTTATATTTAATGCCTATGACTACTATTCAGATAATCTCGGAAAAGAAATAATTCCAATCATCCCAGTACAGCAATCCCCAGAAATGGATCAATTTTTAAATGGAAAAAAGCATATAATCTATGACAAGATAGGAATGTCATATGAAGAGAACTGGTTAATATGCTGCGAGAAGATCTTATTTACAATATACTCCACAGACGTTACGGAAATATATGAGATTAGAAACCTCATGACTGATCTATTTAGAAGAATGGACGAATCGGCAGTAGATGTAAATGATCAAAATAGGCCCAGCAAGCTAAAGTTTCACAGCATCCATATTGTAGAGACATCCCCTATAGATCCGTCCATAGAGCTAAAGGGCTTTATGTCCACGGATGTGATCCTAGAAGTCAAGTATTCAAGGACTACAGACAAAAGCGGAAGATTCAACTAGTTGCTTTTAGGATAGTTATCCAGTAAAATTAGGCAAGAGGAAAAAGAGAGCCTAGCCAGCTTTGATTTAGATTTAAAAGTAAGTCAATATATATATTTATTTAATGGAGGTAATACAAATGGCATCAGCCAAAAATATTCTAGTTGGAGCTTCTCCACTATTCTTGTCAGCACTTGATTCAACATCAGCAGGCTACAAGGATGACATGGAGCCAGGTTCAACCGACGGTGTAAATTTTGTTACAAAAAATACAGCAGCTACACCAGCAATTCCAGCAACAGTTTCATACACAGATACTCTAAATGCAAACGCAGCAGGAGCATCAGCAAAGTGGAGAAACGTAGGATTTACAAACAACGGTCTTCAGATTACTTACAACCCATCATACGGTTCAGTAACAGTAGATCAGCTTCTTGACTCAGCAAAGCTTTTCAAAGAGTCAATGGAAGTTATGATTGCAACAGAGCTTGCAGAAGGTACTCTTGAGAACGTTCTTGCAGTATTCGGACAGTCAGGAACACCAACAGTAGCAGGAACGACAGACTCAAAGACATCTACAATTGGTATGGAAGCAGGAGCTCTTGGTATTGCACCAACAGAGCGTCAGCTAGTAGCAGTTGGACAGGCACCTACAGAATCTGCAACAAAGGCAGAGCGTGTATATTATGCTCGTCGTGTTCTTTCTGTACAACAGTCACAGTTCTCACTATCACGTAACGCAGCAACAACATTCCCAGTAACCTTCCGTTTGCTTCCAGTAGAAGCAAAGGCAGGCAAGGAATACGGCGTTATTGTTGACCGTGTCCTAGTAGCATAATTAATTTAATTTAATTAATAGATTGCCCCCCAAGAAATTGGGGGGTTTTCTATTGCTCTTGTATTTTGAATATGATACAATAATTAAGACAAGATCCTAGGAGGATTAAATTGGCAACTACAGTATACGACGTTGAAGAGATTCAACTACAAAATGGCGCAACCGTTAAGCTTAAGCCTTTAACAATTAAAGAGCTTCGCAAGTTTATGGTAGTCATTCAAAAGACAGCAGAAGTAACGTCAGAAGACGAGACACTAACAATTTTAATTGAAGCGTGTGCAGTGGCTTTAGAAAAGCAACTACCAGAGCTAGTTAAAGACATTGACGCATTTGAAGACACACTTGACGTTCCAACAATCAATCGCATTCTTGAAGTATGCGGTGGAATTAAGATGGACGACCCAAACCTTCTAGCGGCAACGGTACTGGCTGGACAGAACTAGATTTAGCCGCTTTAGAAGGGGAAGTCTTTCTACTAGGTAATTGGAAAAATTACGAAGAATTAGAAGATAGTCTTTCGATGCCAGAGATGGTCCAGACTTTTAAATCAATGCAAAAAACTGAAGAAGAGAAAAGAAAGTTCTTAGCTTTAATACAAGGCGTTGAGTTAAATGAAAGCAGTAATGAAAATAAGGAGGGATCATCCTTCGAAGACATTAGAAGAAGAGCACTAGGTATTAATGCATCAGCAGACGATGTTGTTTCATTACAAGGTGGCTTAGCAGCGGAAGCTGGATTCGGTGTCGGAGCGGGATTAGGATACTCTATAGAGTAACATATATATATGGCAGATAATATAATAACGACCAATATTACCGCCCACGCAGACTTCACGAGCTTAAGAGCTCAACTAGCTGCGGTTACTGCCCAACTCGTAAAGTTACAAGAAACAACAGCGGGAACAAACGCAAAGCTTGCAAACCAAATTGCAGTGATGAACAAGTCGTTTGCTACAACGCTTACATCAACAGGCCAGTTCTCTCAACACTTTGTATCACTATCTTCAGACGTAGACAAGTTCGGTAAGAACTTAGATAGAGGTCGCCTCAAGCTCAACGATTATTATAATGCTTGGAGCGGCCATACAAAGAAAACAAGCTCATTAATTAGAGATCTTGCTAAGCAGCAAGTAATGCTTCAGCAAGCAATAGTACAGCCTGTGGGTAAAAACGCACAAGGCCATATGCAATATAACGTAATGGTTGCAAAAGGTCTTGATGAAATAAAAAACAAGATGGCGATTGCTAGACAAGAAGCTGCAATCATGAATAAGGTCATGCTTGATGGATCAACAGGACTTATTAACTGGGGTAAAAATACACAGTGGGCGGGACGCCAGCTAACAGTAGGACTAACTGTCCCGCTAGTTATGTTTGGAGCGGCAGCACAAAAAGCATTTAGAGAAGCAGATGCAGAGTTAGTAAGACTAACAAAGGTTTATGGTGGTCTTGCCGCAACTTCATCTGCAGATTTAGCACAAGTAAGAAAAGACGTTACCGCAACAGCTAGAGAAATTGCTGGCTCTTATGGTGTTGCATATAAAGAAACAATTGCACTCGCTGCAGACTTAGCAGCAACAGGACAACAGGGCAATGATTTAATTGCCTCCACACAGCAAACAACAAGACTTGCCGTGCTTGGTGAAGTTGATAGACAAGATGCAATGAAGGCAACTCTTGCAATTCAAAATGCTTTTAAGCAGAGCACTGATGAACTAGCACAATCGATTGACTTCCTTAACGCAGTTGAAAACCAGACATCAACAAGCCTTGCAGATTTGACTGAAGCAATTCCTAAAGCTGGTCCCGTAATTAAATCTCTTGGCGGAGATGTAAAAGATTTAGCTCTTTACCTCACAGCAATGAAAGAAGGCGGAGTAAATGCTTCTGAAGGCGCAAATGCAATCAAGTCAGCAATGGCATCTCTCATTAACCCAACTAAAGTTGCAACAGAGCAGTTTATGGGATTTGGAATTGATCTAAAGGGTATTGTAAATGATAATGCTGGTGATCTAACTGCAACAATATTATCATTGCAGGCCGCACTAGACAATCTTAATCCGCTAGATAAATCTAGAGCAATTGAACAACTATTTGGTAAGTTCCAGTTTGCAAGAATGTCAGCTCTGTTTGAAAACCTAGGAAAGTCTGGATCACAGACACTTCAGGTTATGGACTTAATGAAAGCAAGCGTGACAGATTTAGCAGCAATCTCAGAGCGAGAATTAAAGATGATGACAGAGTCAGCCTCTGGACAATTTAAAAGAGCCTGGGCATCAGTACAAGCAGATCTTGCTGGAGCAGGAGAGCAATTTTTAAGAATAAGCACAAAGGTCTTAAAAGTTGTTGACGCAATTATAAAGTTTTTCCAAAAGCTTCCCGAGCCAGTTAAAACATTACTAAACGTATTGGGAGGATTAACTGCAATAGCTGGTCCACTAATTATGATGGCTGGTGTAATGGGTAACTTTATTGGTTACGTAGTTAAGGGAATATTCCACTTAAGACAACTTGCAAAAGGCGGTCAAGGGTTCAGGCTTCTAACGCCAGAGATCATAGCCGCAGATGCTGCAGCTAAAGGATTAGCCACCTCATTCTACTCAGACACAGAAGCAACTATTGTTTTATCTAATGCAGTAAATACTTTAGCTCAGTCTTTTATAAACTTAGAAACAAAAGCAAATGCAGCAAAGGTAGCAGTTCAGCCAGCAGTATCAACAGTTGCAGGCGGAGTAATTATGGCAGCAGGCGGTTCAGGCAGAGTAGTAGATAAAAATAACCCCCTAGTCGGTAGACCATATTCAAGAGATATGTCTCATTTGATCCCTTCTGGCAATCCCCAAGAAGGAACAATATTTGGAACAGTTCCAGGAGCAAAGCCAGTAAACATAAGAGTTGGTAGAAACCCACAGGCCTATATGGATGGAGATCTTCCAAAGATACCTGGCCTAACATCAGTAGGTGGAACCTCTACAGGAATTGTTGCAGCAGAGGCTGCAAAATGGCATGCTATGACAGCTGCTATTGCTATGCAATCTGAAGCAGAACTTAAAATATTAAAAGCAGAAGTTATGGCAACAGGAACTGTTACATCAAGCTTATCTGATTCGTATAAGGCATTGTTGCCAGAGTTTAGCCAAATAACAGACCTTGCAGCAAAAGAAACTGCAGCAATTGTTCAGCAGGTTCAAGCAAGCAAGATAACGGTAGAACAGGCCAGAGCAAAAATAATTTCATTAAATGCAACCGTAGAAGCAATGCTTGCAGAAACAACAAGACTAACTGCAGCAACAATGGGCAGAACAGCTAACTTAACAACGGTTCCACTAACATCACAGCCAGTGGTAGATCCATCTACAGGCAAGTCTAATATGAAAGAAATGTTTCATAAGGGACCTACAAAAGCAATGGTTGATAGAATTGCAAGAGCTCTCGGTGGCGTAAGAACATCAGGTGCTGGATATAACATTGAAACAACAAAGCCAAGGTTTGCAAAAGGAGGCTTTGTCCCAGGAACTGGTGACACGGATACCTACCACACCACAGCAGAGCCTGGCGCATTTGTAATTAATAAAGCTGCAACTGAAAAGCATCTTCCGTTAATAACAAATATACTTGGAGGCAAGTCTTATTATGCACAAGAAGGCGGACAAGTCCCAGTTGTATTAACACCTGGAGAAGCAGTCATACCAGCGAATATTGCAAAAAGAAATATGCCTTTGATGTATGAATTAAATGGCGGACCTGGAAATACATCTGGAAGCGGTATGCACGAATTTGGCGGAGAGACAGCTTTTGAAAGAAGCCACGTATCTGAAGCATCTTCTGCTGATCTTAAAAGGGTGCGGGCAACAAGAGGATATGCTAACACTGTAAGTGTTGGTAGAGGAATTCCAATTTGGATGAGCAGAGATGCAAATCAACAAACTCGATCAGTAGGCAGCGGAATGACTGGTCCACAGCTAGCAAAAGAATTTAGAAAAGCAATTGCAGCAGGAAGACACCCATTTGAGCCATGGATGACTGCAGCTCAAGGTTTAGGTGGAGACCCAAGAAATAATACTCAATTTAATAAAGTGTTTAATGAAATGCTTAGAAATCTTGAAAAAGATAGTAGAGTGTTTGGTGGTAAAAATGGAGCCATGACATTTGAAAAATGGTTTGAAAAAGAAGTAATTGGTTCTAAATCATTTAAAGATATAAGAGTTGGAGACAGGTCTTTTAGATCAATATTTAATTCAGTTCTACAGCCTATGGGGCCAAGAGACGGAAAGCCTATTGCGGCATTAGAAACACTTGTTAAATCCAGAAATGGCTTAACTACAATTGAAAATTCAAAGTTGGCTGGCCTTGCAAAAGGAATGCTTGGAACATTCAGCGGAAGCTCGTTTAATGCAAGCAGACAAAGACTTGCCATAATGATGTCAAGAGCATTTCTTAAAAGAAATGCTGGAGGATCTATTCCTGGAGGAACTGTAGAGCCAGGAAGATATGGATACGGTAAGCCTTTCTTTATTGGCATGCCTAAAACTATAAAACAAGTTGAAGAACAAAGAGCAAAAAGAGTTGCCATGGAAAAAGCAGACCAGGCAGTTACTGATTCTAGATTTGCAAAGACTCCAGTAACTCAATACGGAGAGCTTCTCTCTCCTACTTCAGGCCGTAGCTTCCCTGTTCCAGGAGTTGGCGGACTTTATATGAAGGGCGATGAAAAAGTATTTGTAAAGCCAGTGTTAGACGAGAGAGCAGCAGTTGCAGAAATGAGAGCAACACAAATTGCTCGTGAGGTTCATGGATTACATGCTCCAACACAAAAAGTTGTTGTAATGAGAGACCCTACCGATCCAACTGGTAGAAGAAAGCTATTAGCACTTGAGTCTAAATTTGATCCCAAAGTTGCAGCGACAGATGCTAAATTTACTACAGACGAATATTTTAGACAGCTAGTCGCATCAGCTTTACGTGGAGACAAAGATTTGGCAAGAGGTAATTTATCTGGAAACGTTCTTTCAGACGTAGGACCAGCTGGAGTATTCTCAGCAGCATCTGGGCTTAGAGGATACGCATCAGTTATGCCCTCAGTAAAAGATCAGGCTTATATAAATCTATTAGGGAAAAAAGGCAGCGGAGCTAAGAAATTCTTTGCTGAGTCAACCCACCAGATACCAAAAGGAATGACAGCTGATGAATATCATAGCCGTATGCTTAAAGAGATTGAAAGCGCTTTACCAAAGCTTAAGCAGACAGTTTCAAGATTTGATTTAAACCCAGAAGAAAAAGTTGTTTATGAAGCAATGATTAAAAGGCTATCTGATGCAAGAGGCGTAAATTGGAAAGAGCTTCATGGAATTCACTCTGGTTTACAGATGTCACCAGAAAAACAAATGACGCCAGCGGCTATAGCAAAGATGGTAGCGGCAGACGAACTAAAGCGCAGACAAACTGGCCATTCAGCAAGCCTGTCAGACAATGCATTTAAAACTGATGCAAACGGATTTAGATTTGGTGGATTGCTTGAAGCAATTACAAAGAGCAAAGCAATGCATAGAATTGGCGCAGGATTTGGACCAACAGGTGCACCTAAACCAAGCACGTATGAGTCAGCCCCATGGGGAGTAACATCATTACAGATAGGAATGGCTGAAAAACTTTTTGGATCTACTGGGTTAACAAAGAGAACGCAAAAAATTCTATATGATAAATTTGCTGCAGCTCTTGCTAAAGAAATGCCATATGGATATACCAAGAACGCACAGGGCCACTTAATAAGAGCAGTAGAGCCAGATGTTATGGATTCTGTAATAAGATCTGCGGCCTCCTCAACATTGTCTGCACCAGAAGGAAGAAAAGTTCTTTCTGCTATAGATAGAGAAATTCTTAGAAAAAAGTTTGCAAACTGGGAATCTAAAAAAGACACCCCATTAACAGAAACTTTAAAGCAGTTAGTATTTGGAATAGAAAAAAGAGAAATGGGTGGGCCAGTTAATGCGGGCCAGCCATACATTGTTGGAGAAAAGGGGCCAGAGCTATTTGTTCCAAGAAATGCTGGCGGCATAATTCCAAATGGATATAAGGCTGGCGGACCTATTAACGGGTTTAATCCAGGCGGCCTCATTCCAATGCTTAAACAATTGCTTTTAATTATGGGTTTAAGCGAAGGTTCAAAGTATGCTGGTGAAAAGGTTGGCGGAACTACTGGAAACGCAATTACCACAATGGGATCCTTCCTTCCATTTTTATTAATGGGTAACATGATGCCAAAGGGCGGTGGCAAAGGAATTAGCAACATGTTCCCTAAAGCTACAACTCCAATTGGTGCAGTAGGAGTTAATAAAGTTACTGGTGTACCGCAGTTAACTAAATACGGAACAATGTTAAGCAAGCTTACAGGAAGCTCAAATCTTTTAAGCAAAGCACTTGGACACTCACTAAGCATATTTACAAGATTTAATCTTGCACTCGGCAGTAGCGCAGCAGTAGTAAAGTTTGCCTGGGATAAATGGCAGGCTCACAAGGAAGCTCTTAGATTAAATGCTTTAGGATATGGAATGACAGCCGAGGCTGCACAAAAAGCAGGACTTAAGTTTACAAACTTTAATGACAAGATTAAAGAAGCAATTAATAATGCAAAAGCATTAAGAGAAAAAAATACTCTTCTTTATGAAAGCATGAAGGGATCTGGCACTCCTTTAAAGATTACAATTGAAGAATACAAGAAATTGAAAAAAGAAGTTAAAGAAAACTATTCTGATCAGGTTGCCCTTATCAATCAAACTGGAGACAATGCAGAAGATCAGAAAGCTTTGGCTATAAGACTCAAAGAGCAGCTAATTGCTATGGGAATGTCTGCAGAAGATGCAGCTAAAAAGATATACACAATGTATGCGGCTTCAGACTTTGCTCCAAATGCAGCAGCTTATACAATCAGTTCAAAAGGATTTAATGATATAAAAGATACAGCCTCAGCTGCAGCTAGCGCAATAGATAGCTTAACTACTGCAATGGCAACCAATCGTGATGCAACAGAGCAGGCAAACCAACTCAATACAGCCATGATGGCATTATCTACTGATGTAGAAGCTAGGCAGGCAAAGGCATTAAAAGAAGCACGTAAACAGGCTAACAAAGATGGAACCTATCTTTCAACAGGTGACGAAAAACAAATAATGCTTGATCAAGAACAAGCTGCTATCGATGCTATTAATTCTAAAGTACAAAATCAAGTATATTTAACTGAAGAAGTTGTAGATGAAATGGCAAAGATAGACCCAGCCATTAGACAAATTGCTAATGAGCAAGAAACTGCTTTGTCTCTATGGCAAAAAACAAGAATTCAAGTTAAGGGATACACAGGAGACCTTAGAGCGCTAAATGCTCAACAGACAAATGACTTGTACAACCTGCAAATAGCTTTAGGCAAATCAATAGAGGCTGCAAATAGAGCTCCTGGTGGTGCGCTAGAAAAGCAATATAAAGCATTAGATGCGAATAAAAAACTACAAGCAGCGTATGAAAAAGCAGCAAAAGGCCAATCAGTTGCACAGCAAATATCAGATAGAGATAAGATAAACTCTATCCAAAAACAAATAGATGCTAACAACAAGCTAACCGAGTCAAGATTAAAGGCTCTAGATGCTGCAAAACAAGAAGGCGATATTGGTAGAGAAATTGCAAAGAAGCAGGCAGAATATGATGCAGCGCTTGCAACTGGAAACATAGCTGGTGCACAGCAAGCAAGCCTAGATATCCAAGGGTACCAAAGCGAACTTCAATATAATTCACAAAAGAAATCTCTTGAAGACTCAAATATTTTAAAGAACTTACCGCTGCAAAAACTAATTGAAGCAATTCAAGGCAAGCAGCAGGGTATAGCAGATAAAGCAGCGCTTGCAGGTGAAAAATTAGGAGACCTTTCTAAGACAATTACTAATCAAGAAAGCGCAATCAGCGCAGTTAATACTGCAATGTTAAACTGGGAGATTGAATTATTAAAGCAGCCAGAACAAGAAAGAGCACAGTGGAAAGCAGGCAAGCAATCTGAAACAATGCTTGCCGCTGTTGCATCTGCCGCCAAAGATGCAGGAATTAAACTTAATGGATTAAAAGATCTTGACCTAGCAAAGGCCCTTACAGATGGACTTCAAAATAAATTAGGCGCAATGAGCACTATAGATGTTAAAGGAAATGTTAGCATCTATGTCGATGGCAAAAAGTTTGAAATTGGTGGAAAAGGATCTGGAACAAAAGATGCTCCTTATGATTTAGGAAAAGCTGGTGTCGGAACAAACACTATAAGCAAAACAACTCTGGCAGATTGGTCTGGTATTGGTGGTTTTGGCAAGTTAGGAACTAGACAAAAAGTTAAGGACATTGCAGTAGAAAGAGGAATTTTGCCTGGACAATTTTTCTCATTAACTGATGGCGAAGGAAAAATATTTGTATACAAGATGGGTGACAAAGGCCAGATCACGGAAATAACCGACCCATACAACAAAGCAGATGGCGGATACATTAGAGGAGCAGGAACTGCAACATCTGATTCTATTCCAGCCTACTTATCAAATGGCGAATATGTAATTAAGGCAGACTCCGTAGCTAAGTATGGAGTAGATCATTTTGATGCACTAAATGCTGGTAAATATGCAGGGGGTGGACCTATAAAGCCAACTCCTTTATCTACACACACTAGTTCATTTGGAAATGGATCAACCACTGTAGACGTAAATCATCGAGGCGGAAAATTGATGGGCCCAATAGAAGCATGGCAAGATGCTAATAAGCAGGTTATTAAAATTGAAGTTCCGCCGATCACAGCAAATTTTGCTACAAACTCTTACACATTAAATAAAGAACAAAGACTAGAACTTCAGGCAATCGCTAAAGATCTTATTAAACATAAGCTGGCATCAATAGTTGTTCAAGGACACACAGACTCTGTAGGTAAAGGAAAAGACAATAAGATCCTTTCACAAAATAGAGCAAATGCTATTGCAGAATATATGTCAAAGTTTGTTCCTGGTACAGCATTTACGCCAGTGGGATACGGGGAGTACAGACCTCTTGTTCCAAATACAACTGCTGAGAACAGAGCCAAAAACAGAAGAGCAGAATTATTCCTGCCTGATAAATATAAAACAATCTATCCAGAGTATGTTCCCGAAAAACATGAATACTTTTTAAGTAAAGGTAAACTTGAAGGTGGAGGAGAAATTCTTGGCACAAATGGCCAATTGATTGGTACTAATGGAACATTAGTTTCTGGCGGATCTATGCAGTCAACTATTAACTGGGGTAAGCTATTTAAGAAAATTAAAAAAGCTATTGGATTCCACACAGGTGGATCAGTTGGGCCTCATCGTCACGGAAGAAATCTGCCACAGACTAAGAGTAAGTATAAGAGCGTAGATCAATATCGTGAAGAGCAAGGAATGGATCTTGGTAACACTTCAGATACTGGAAATTCTGGAGGCACCAATTGGCTTAAGTTCTTAGAACCAGGAGAAGTTTCAGATCCAAGCAAGAGATCTGGTTGGTCTAATCTTGTGCATTCATTCTCTAATACAATGACACCAGCTATGAAACATATGAATCCTGGCGGCCCAATATTATATGAACTTTTTGGCAAATACCTTCAGCAGTCTGCGACTAATATATATGCAGGCGAAGGAAAATGGAACGACTACACAAGCATAGGATCAACGTTTGCAGGCGGACCGATAGCCAAGGGCGTTTCATCAATTCCTAAATTAATAAAAGGACTTATGAATCCTCAAGTTCGTGAAGCATTAAAGTTAATGAAGAGAGGAACTCATAATTCACCCAACCCAAATTTAGTTGATGATCTCCTAGATCCAATGTCTTACCAAGCTGGCAAGGAACAGACACTAGGAAACTTCACACACTTTGCAGCAAATCCAATGTATCAGGCTGGGCAGCCAAAATATGGACCTAATGTTTATAAGCCAAAGCTAGGGGTTAAAGCTTTTCTTGCCATACTTAAAAGTAAAGGGTTTCTTAATCCATCACAAATGGGTCAGTATGGATATCCAGGAAGTATGTATGGAGCAAAGTTTACTGACGAAGGGATACAGAAGGCTATACAAGATGGATTTATTGGAACAAAATTAAATATAAATAATCCAACTGCAGGACAATTCGCACCATTCTTTACTGGGTTTGGAAAAAATCACCCACTAGGCGGAATAAAGAAATTTGGTTTTGGAGGATGGGTTAAGTCTGGATTTAAAAAGATGCCACAGATTATGGGCTCTGCTGCAATCTGGCAATCAATGGAAGAAATTGAAAAAAGACTTTCATTAAAATGGGGTGCAAATGAAAATGCATCTGGGCTATCTAAATGGGGTAGAGCACTAGGTAGAGTCGCATTCAACACGGCGCAAGGTGGTCTTTCTGGATTAACATTTGGGGGGCCAGGAGGCCTTGCAGGAGTTGGAATAGGGCTAGTTGAAGGACTGGCTGGCCTAATTAAAGACGGATCTCAGTATGGAGTAAAGGGCGGAACTCAGTCTGGAGTTAAGGGATTTAATGCCAATAAAGAATTAAAGAATATGAGCTTCTCTAAGTCCGCACAAAATGTTGCATTAACAGCAGGACTGTCAGTACCATTTGGATTTGCTGGAAATAAAATAGCTCCTCATATAAGTAAAATAGTACAAAGGGTAAAGGATGCAAAAGCCTGGACGCACTTTGCACATAATTCACCAGATGCTCTAACTCCTAACATAGGAAGACGAACAGATGCAATGCATACTTATGGACCTGGTACCTACGGTGCCCTTGATAGCACAACATATGCAAGTGATCAATTTTCAACTAACGCACACAAGCTTAGCCTCTCTCCTCTCGCTTGGCTTAAAACTGCATTTGGCAAAGGCGCAATAACAGATGGCCCAGAAATGGCAGCGGAAAAATTACGCTATGCCAATAAATTTGGAGTCTCTCAGCCGACATACATAAGTGACGATTTCGCTAATTACCTTCGCAAAAGAGGATACTCTGGCTATAAAACAGAAGATGGCATTGTAACAAATTGGAACGTAGGATACCCAGGATTTGGATTAAAAAATGATTTAGGAAAAATTCCTTTTGCCGCTAAGGGAATACTTGCTAAGGCAAAGGGACTGCTTTCTAAGATTAAGAGTGGCGTTACAGGAATCCCAGCCAGAATAAAAGAACTACGCCTTCCGAATAAACTTGAAAACGAAACTTTAAAACATGGCTATCAGTACGGAAGAAAGTCTGGTCAAGCACAGACAGACTTACTACTAGATCCAAAACAATTAAAAGCAAGAAAAGACTATGAAGCACCGCTTATTAAAATATTAGACGAAGCTGGATATGAACCTAATGATTATGGAAGTGGTTGGGTAAGAAAAGGCACTGACCCCCAGCATCCAAAGACCAGCGACTTTTTGAGCGAGAGAGATGGTACGTTGTATGACATCTTAGGTCAGCTAAATAGAGGTATGTATGATTTTAATCCAATAGTTCATGGAAGAGGAAGGTATCACTATGGAAGCGCTGTTGGAGCAAAAGTAAAAAATATAGAAGACCGAATTATAAAGTTCCTTAAGAGCAAAGCTGTAAAATCAAACCCAATCGTATCAAAACTTATGGTTAACAGATTCTTTGGTAAAAAATTTACAGACTTTATGGTAAAAAATGCCAGTGATGATGTAATTGGAGTATTCCCCCCAGGACTACCAATGTCTTCAATTCAAGACGCATTAGGAACAACCTCTTTCCATGGAGGCGCACTGTCAGAGATAGCAAATAGAGTTTTAAGTTCTGGACCAGTAGGTGAGGCTGGCAAATTATTTAAAGGGCAAGCAATCAACCCAGCTAAAAACTGGTTTGGCTTAGACCTCTTCACTACATCCAGCCAGAGCGTTGGAAAAGCTTATAGACAGAAAAATTTAGAAACCAACCCATTGTCTAGTTTATTTGAGTTAGCCTTAAGAATAAAATCTGCCAAGCCTTTAGATATTAGACATGGAATACCTGCACTATCTATATCAAATCCTAAATTCTTGAGAACTTATATAAAGACATTATTAAAAGCTGGAAAACATAGAGAAGCATTTGAATTCCTTTTGCAAGAAGGTGGATCCGAATTAAGAAAGATTGGTAGCACTGCTTCCGATGCAAGAGCACAAGCTTTTAGCCAGGGAACTGAAACTGCAGAGGCTTTAATTAGATCAAAGCTTGATTCAATACTTCACACTGGAGGAATGCAGGTAAATCCAGGGGCAGAACTTCACAATGTTCTAGCGATGCTGGACCCAGAAAAATTAGTTGCTGGTTTTAAGAAAATTCTTGAATATAGTGGTAATGGCATAGGATCTACATATGGCATACCTCAATTAAAAACTGGAATAAATAACGTACCAGCTGATATGCTTGCCATGCTTCATAAGAATGAAGCAGTAGTTCCTGCTAACATGAACCCATTTAATCCAAACGCTAATAATGCTACAATGGGTGGAGGCGTATATAATATTACAAATAATATTAATGGATATGATGGAAACTTGGAGCAATTGTCTAGCATGGTAACTCAGAAAACAATTACAGCAATTAAGAGCCTTGATTCACGTAACGCTAAAATGGCTGGCCCATCATTTACTGTAGGAGCTAAATAATGGCAATGACACTTCCGCTTGGATCCCTTATAACATTTGAAAACTCATCAGTTACCCCTGCAGTCTGGCAGCCATTAAGTGAACACAATAGAGCAAGCGCCACATTAGATATACAGAGAATTGAAAAAACCCAGAGAATGTCAAATGGAACATTAAGAAAAATATTTATTGCTGACAAAGACATGCTCTCGGTCAGCTGGACAGGCTTACCAACCTATGCCTCTATGACAGTAGATGGGGCTTGGGGAGCTATGAACATTAAAGAGTTTTATGAATCAACTGCTGGACAAGGTGCATTTAATGTAAAGGTTTCTCCAAATGGAGTGGCTTCAAGAGAGAAAACAATGATGATGTCATTTACCTCTTGCACCTTTACCGTTACAAAAAGAAATTTAAGAACAGGCGGGGTATTTAAAAATTCAAGTATAACTGCAATATCATACGCCAGCGCAGTAACAACATATACTGGTAAAAATAGTTTTGCGGTTGGAAATAAAGTTAGCATATCTGGAGCAACATTTGCAGCATATAATGGAGTATTTACTGTTACCGCAGCTACCCCAACATCATTTACTGTTGCAGGGACTATAGCTGGAACACCTACTTCATCAACAGCATCTGCCATCACGGTATTGCCAGAACCGCAAGAATTTTGGGATGTATCTATAGCACTGGAAGAAGTTTAATGATTACAGGATCTCCAGGGCTGCTTAGCTACATTAATACATCAAAGTCATTTAAGATGACTAATGGGTGCACATTAGAATACAACATGAATGATTTAATTGATGGAGTCACCATGCGTGGACCAAACGGAACAGCCGCAAATCCTGCGGGAGACCTACAAGTAACAAAAACAGATTCGTATGGCAATACATACAAGCCATTTGAAAAGCTATTTCCAATAACAAGTATAATTGATCCAAGAAGACCAAAGTTGGCGGGCATTCAGTATATGATTGATGGAGATAGAAGCGTAAGGGCAAACCTAGAAAGCGGAATAGGGTCTAAACAATCTTATGCATCATCAAGTTCTTTTGATAAAAGACTATACTTTTCAAGCTTGCAGCTGCCATATAAATATTGGGTATCCCCCTCCGTTGTTCTCAGTGCCACTGGAGATACTACTTTAACTAATTGCACATTAACCGTTGAGTACCCTATTTTAAAAACAGCGGCAACCAATAAGATAGTTGTTAAATTTGAAACATCACATTCAACCCCAACAGAATGGACTTTAACTACAACAGATAAACTTGGAGCAGAGACAGTAATATATAATGGAACTTCTGCTGGAATAGTTAATGGAGTAATAAACTTATACTACAAAGGTCTTCCTCTATGGACAACCGTTGAAGCAGATCTAGATACCGAAAAATCTATTGATATACATAAATTAAAATTACAAGTAAAGAAAATTAGCGTACCTATATCAACCAAGCCAGATACAAGCACTGCTCCTAAATTAGGATTTCTTGGTATGGTAGAGCTATCGGCAAGATATGTTATTGATGTAAGCGATAGAGTAGAGTCATTTAATATATCGGCAAACTCATCTGACAAGGTTGACGGCCTAGTTCCAGTCGGAGACGTAACAGCAAACTCAATGAGAATTTCAATAAACGCATACGATAAAGCTTATGAAAATTATGACAAGGTAAATTCATTTAATAAAAACAAAATTAATTTATACAAAAACGTTATTGCTAGGCCGTATGTAAGAGTAGATATGGAAATTGTTAAGCTTGGAACATTTTATATAGACTCCTACAGTGCTGATGAGTTTGGCCTAGTTGACATAATGTCATTAGATGGGGCCAAAGAGTTGCAGTACATCAAGCCGCCAGACATAGTTACAACAGACATGTCTTCGGTTGCAATAATTAGAAGGCTTTTAGATTCAGTTGGATTTACAAACTATATTTTTAATTTAGCCGATGAAGATGATTCAACGATAACACCCTTCCATTGGTATACGGATAAAGAAAAAACAGTCTGGCAACACATACAGGACTTATGCAAAGACACACAAATGATAGCAATATTTGACCACAATGACGTACTGCAGTTTTATCCTAGAGATAAAATATTTGCAAAAGATAATCCCATTAATGCTTCTTTTAGGTACTCTTCAAAAATTAATGGGACCGTTACAAACCTAGCAAACATATCTTCTTTGTCTATTGACAACGTTCCTTCAGTGAAAGCAATTAAAGTTTTATATAGCCCGCAGCTAAGCTCATCTTATTTAGTAAATGCAGACAACCTATACACATCTCCAGTAGTAACACTAGGAGCTGCGGCTTTAACACATGATCTGGAACCAGTTGCGCCAGAAAACTGGAAGCCTGAAAGGCCAGACCTAAGCAGCCCTAAAGGAGTAATTAAGTTAGAGCCAGTTGTTATATCGGGATACGAAAAACAATTTTATTCATTTACTGGGTATCTAGTTGTAGAAAAAGAAATTATTGAATACGATGCAATACTGTATGAATTTATTAAAATTGGAACTAAATCTGAAACATCTCCAGGAATCCTAGAGTGGAAATGGGTAACATCTGAAGCCGATATTCAAAAATATCAAGGGTTAGCGATGCCAAACTCATTTAAACCAACTGGTGTGTATAGAATAAAATCTAGAAATGTTTTTGAGGTAGTAAAGCCTACAGATACAGAGTCTTTAACTCACAAAGTAAAACTAGATAGCCTTACTGCTGAGTGGAAAGCAAGAGAATGGACTCATAAAGCAGGAACGTTCGGTGCAGAAAAGCCTTCTCTATTTACATTAGACCAGGTAAAAGTAGAAAAAGACGAGAAAGGAAATCTTATAAAAAATAAAGATAACCTTTTAAACTCTATACCAAGATCAATGATGACAATCTATGCACCACTGCACACAGAAAAAGATAACGACGTTCCATCAAAACCAAAGATTATTACCCCAAATGAAATATACTCAATAGTCACACACGATAGTCCTAAATTTTTAGGAGAAGTAACTGCAGACAGTAACAACAGCTTTGCAATAGGAACAAATATGTATTTCCCATTATTAGTAGACGATGTGTCTCAAAAAGCAACAGGAAACCAAAAAACAATATCTGGGATTGCATTCTCTTTAAGTGCCGACAACACCAGTGGATACCTACTTACAATAGGAACTTCTCAAAATGCCACTGTAGATAAAAATTACAGAGATGTTAATTTTTATAAAATAGTAGCAGGCAAGATTGTTAAAATGACAACATCACAAAAAGAATCAGATGGAACAATTATAACAAACATTAATGGAGGAGAACTTTATAGAATTGACATAAAGGGGAACTGGTCAAAGCCAGCAGGTGAAACAAAAAAAGCTTTGGCTCTTAAGATATCAATTAACAATGCAGTTATTGCTGTGCTTGATACAAACCCATTAACAATAGTAGAAAAAATTGGTTTGCTATCCCTCCAGGGAATATCAGCATTTGACTATGTATATACAACATCAATTGCAAAAGAAGAATTTCTTGCAAAAGACGAATATGATTTATATAAAGGTTTTGTAGGAGGTACATCCTCTGTAATAAAAACTTTTGGAGACTTTATATTTAATAAAGGCGAGACGGTATCAACCGTGTCGTGGCTAAAAGAATTTGGGCCAGTGGCTAGAGAGCTAAGAAGAATCAAGGCTAGATATACAACGCCAGGCTTTCCAAGATATGCACAGCTAGTAAACAATGACGATGTAACAATTGTTGGAACAGCCTTGGATCCATTTACCATGGACACTTTTGTATTAAATAATACTGGTGCCTTTACATCGCTTGCCAACGGAGAAGAAAAACAATTTATTGTAGTTGGAGACTTTATAACTCCTTCTGATCAATTTGAATATATTGACCCTGACCTTACAGACGAAGACAAAAAAGAGCAGGTTGCATTTGATTCTACCTGGATCCAAAGAGAAGATGAAGCAAAGTCTCTTGCAAAATGGATGACAAACCAGTGGTCAAAACAACAAAAGGTTTTGACTCTTCAAACTTTTATTAACCCACTCTTGCAGGTTGGAGATGTAATTCAGGTATCTTACCCAGAGAATAAGATATATTCAACAGAGGACGTTGGGATTCCTACAGGATATTCTGCTAGTAAATTTGTTATATTGTCATTAGACAACACTTATGATTCCGCTTCCCCGCCAACTACAAGTATAGTCTGCAGATCGATTTATACTGGATGAAATGGTAGAATGTAAATATGACCTATAACCCAAGACAGCCTTCGTCCTCAAATGCAAAGCCCCAAAAGCTTTTTCTTTTTCCAGGCGACCCGTTAATTAAAATTTTAAAGCCAGACTACTATGTAATAGTATCTCCATATTCTTTTCAGCAAAGTGGAGTTGTATCTGGGGATGACGGTGGGGAAGAGCCGCTTCCTCCGCCACCAGGAGAATTTGGACCTCCAAATCTTGAAGACATTACTTTAGTAAGCAAGAAACTTATTACAGATAAAGATAAAAATCAATACGTTGAATTTATTTTTAATATTAAAAATCACGTAGGAGATGAAGTTGTGGGGGTAAGAGGATATGGAAAATAAAATTTACGGAGAATACATTTTTTATGAAGATGGCAAAGAGATTGCAAGATCTAAAAATATTTTAACCAAGTTTGGTAAAAGATATATAACCCAGTTCTTAGCTGGTCAGTCCAACACCTCATCAAAAGATATTGCTTTGGGAATAGGTTCAACCCCAGCCACGGTAAATGACACTCAATTAAATTTTGAATTTTATAGGTCGGAAGTAAATATTACAAGCGTAGATATACAAACAAGTACCTCAACTGGATTGACTACATATGGCGTTGTATATAAAACAACGATACCAGTAGATGTCTCTGGAATAATAAATGAGATTGGCCTGTTCCCAAGCATAACTCTTGGTACAACTGATTTTGGAAGTAGATCTATATCTTCTTTTGAAGACAATCAGTCTTGGCTAGATAGCGAAGGCAACTACCCAGCCCTAGTTACTGTCTCGTCTCCTAAAATAGGACCATACTACATGTCAGTAGTAGCTGCGTCTTCACAATCAAAAAATTATTTCTATGATTTTAATCTAGACATTTCTGGATATAGCGCAAATGACAGTATGACGATGGCCTACTATCAAAGCGATCTAAATCTAGACTACGTGTTCCTTAGAGCATATGACTCAAATAATAATTACTATGAAATAAGGTATCCGTCAGAAGCTACTGTAGGCTATAAGGTAAAATCGTTGAATCTAAGCAGCCTATATAGCAGCGGATTTACATCTGGCACACCAGATAAAAATTCTATTGTAAAAATATCAGTCGGAGCTAAAGCAAAAAGTTCTGGCGCAACAACTGTTTTACTAGATGGTCTTAGAATAAATGACGAAGATACATTTAGAGTAGACTATGGAATGATAAGCAGGTCAGTACTTTCGCCAAGCAATTTAATTACTAAGTCTCTAGGAAAGCAAATGGATATTGAGTATAGATTAGGACTTTCATTTTAAATGAGAGAAAATATGATGCACGACGGAGGAGGAATCCCCGCAGATTTTGAAAAAGATCCAGTAGCAGCCGCAGCTTCGGCATCCACTACGTCTGCACAATCATATACAAAAGTTATAAAGATGGTTCCTGTTGTTGGGAAAACATATAAGTTTTGGTTTACTTACTTATACGAAGATCCAGAAACTAAACAGGTAACAGAAAGTGCAAACTCTCCTATATTTTCAACTTCATTTGCAATTCCTAATGAGACCTTACCAGTAACAGATTTAGTTTTAACTTCTGGAATTAAATCATATGGAGTAAAGTTTAATGTAAATCCAGCAAGCGTACAAACAGATATCTTAATATTTGAAAGTCTTACTGGATCGTTTACTGGTGAAGAGTACATAGTTTATACTGGAACTTCAACAAATATAACTGTGCAAGTAGATAGCTTTGCTCCAAGATGGGTAAAGGTTACAGTAAGAGATAACTGGCTAGATGCAAACAGGTCTTCAGTAACTGCTGGCCCTGTTAATATTTTAGCAAACGACCCAGATACTTCAACTCCTCCAAAAGCACCAACTGGCGTCTCTGTTAGTGGAGTAATTGACCCACAAGATAAAAGCGGATTTAGCATACAGATGGATGTTTCTTGGACCGCAAGCACTGATTCTAATACAAACGGCTATGTAATAAGATGGTCTGCAAACGATCCCTCAACTGTTGCAAACCCATTGTGGGAATATGGCCAGGTAGACGGTAGAGCAACAAACAAATTTTCTATAACAGGCTTAACCCCCAATACAGTTTATTATTGGCAGGTTACAGCAAAGAGCCCTTTCAATGCAATCTCTTGGGATAAATCGGTGACTGGGCAAGTTGCTTCTGGTCAGTTTGGCCCGATATCAGATCCCAATGCCCCAGCAGGAAATATTCAATTAAGATCCATTATTTCTATCGGTGGCAAAACAGCAGACCTATTTAAAATAGGAACAGGAATTACACAAACAATAAATACATCAACAACAATTTCTCCATCTCAAACTATTGGAACCTATAATGGAATAATTTTAGATAGATCAACGACAAACTATGGTCACAACTATTGGTTAAATACTGGTCAGTTTAGAGTAGGAAGTGCGTCAGCGTTTTTTTATTGGGATGGATCTGATGTATACACAACAGGAAAAATCAATGCAACTGGTGGATCATTTACGGGAGATGTTAGATTAAATGGCGGAACTTTATATACTGGTCCAACACCTTTAGCTGGCGCAAGAGTTAGATTCGATAGCGCAGGTTTGTTTGGATATGACGCAACAAGCACAAGTAATACAACTGGACAAACTTTTGCATTAACAGCAGCAGATGGAAAAATTGATGCTCGTGAAGGATTTATTGGCGGATGGGAAATTAAAGGAACATCGAAAACAGTAGGAACAATTTCAAAAAATGGAACATCCTTTGGTAGCGATGGAAGCATAGTTTTAGGAGACACGACAGGAACGCTTGCATCTATTGTTAAATTAAGTTCAACTGATCCCACATATAGAATTTGGGTAGGGAGCCAATTAGCAACAAATGCTAAGTTTAAGGTTGGAGTAGACGGAATTGTTTATGCAAATGGTGCGGTGATTGATGGTGACGCATCATTTACTGGAACTTTAACAATAGGTACAAAGCTATCTGACGGAACAACATTAGATCAAACTAGGTCAAACGCACTTGCAGCCATTGGTTCAGCTAGTGCCGCCGCAGACAAAGCAGAAGCAGCAAGATTAAAGGGTGTAGAGGCATACGATAAAGCAATTGAAGCAGGACTGAGTGCAGCTGCTGCAAAGAAAAAAGCTGAGGATGCAGAAGCAATAGCAGTTCTTAAAATATCAAGGGATCAAGTAAACACTGTATTGGCCTCAGACACTACAATAATTAATGGAAGCGCTATTACAACTGGCACAATAAATCTTGCAAGATTAAATATTACGGGCGGAACAGCAGATGTAAACGGCTTTGTTGTAGATGGAAATGGAATAAGAGCATACAACGGATCAAACCAAACTATAAATATAGCATCAAATGGAACTATATCTTTAGGAGATACTACCAACGGTTGGACTGTTGGCAATAGATACATAAGGTCTAGAAGTTATTATGCTGACGGGTACACCCAAATTACTCTTGACGGATGGAACGGATCAATTTCTGGAGGAAGAATTTCTGGTACATCAATTGAAGGAAATACAATCACTGGTAATACTATTACGGGTGGAACAATTGTTGGAACTAAAATTCAAACAAGTACATCTGCTAATAGAGTTGAAATGATTGATGCAACAACTGACTCTTTAAGAGTTATTTATGGAAGCACCACCAGGGGTCACGTGCTTGCAACAGCAAGCACTGGAATAGCAATGCATGCGGGAGCAACAGCAAATGCAAATGCTACAACTTATGGACTATTTCATGCTTATGCTAATGGTGTTACTATGGCAGCAGACAATTCAAATTATCTTATATGTAGCACAACCCAAGTTCAAATGAAGGGTGATCAATTTGCCATAGATGCTGGAGCAAATGGAGTTGTATTTAATGCCTCAATTGGACAAGATCGAGGACAAGTTTATTTTCAAAGAACCACTACATCTTTAGGCACTTTAGCAAGCACAACAACAGCTGGAGCTAACGCATACCTAAACTCTTCGAGTGGGCTTATTGCAAGATCTACGTCTTCAAGAAGATATAAAACTAATATTGAAAGTGTAGATTTTACTGACGATCAGTTAAGAGCTTTGAGGCCAGTTAAGTTTCAGGGTATAGCAGATTCAGAAAGAGGTGACACTACATACAGAATAGGTTTAATTGCTGAAGAGGTAGCAGACATAGTCGGTTTAGAAAACATAGTTGAATATAATGATGACTCAACCCCAGAAAATATTAACTACAACAGTCTTGCCCCTATAATAATCAGCGTAGTAAAAAGAGTGTTAGACAGGCTTGACGCCCTAGAAGCAAAATGATATACTTTAAATCTATCAAGGAGATATAATGGATAAAACAGAACTAGTTATAACTGCGTTACAGCAACGCATTGGAGAGATTGTCTCACAATATGAGACCCATATTGCAATTCTTCGTGCTGAGATAACACAGCTTACAGAAGCAAAACAAGAAGTTCCAGCGGAACCAATAAAGGAGTAATAATGGCAATAAAGTCAAGGGCTATAACTGCGGGAGACCCAGTAACAGCAGAGATCATTAATAATCTTATTATAGATTTAGAGGCAGTTAATAAACAAAGCACAGCACAAAGCATTATATTGCAAAATGCTGAAGAAGAAGGAAAAGATCAATCCGTTTCAGGTAGAATCTGGAGCCAAGGACTTGTAAAATGTGACATTATTCCTACAAATTACCCATCTGGAAAAATTGAAGTAACGTTCCCAACTGGCCTATTTACAAAAGCTCCTAGAGTTTGGTTACAAGTAAATGTTAACAAGCAAAAACTAGATCAAACACAGCTTAGAATTCACCCAACAACTTTTTCTGTAACCAAAGACAAGGCTGTTTTTTATATGAGAAGTGGTTCTGGCGGAACAAAAGCAACATTATATTTTGATGTTTTTGCAACAGACGCCATATAAAACCTATTGACAACCATCACCAATATGTTACAATAAATGTAACATCAAAGTCACGTACCCGTGACTTTTTTACATATTAAGGTAGACAATGAGCAACGATTTAAAGTGGATGATTTCATCCGACCAGCAGTTCCCATATCAGGATGACAAGATGATCGCACTTTGGTTTAAAGTAATGAAATGGTTTAAGCCAGATGTCGTTGACTACCTAGGAGATACAGATGATCAGGCATGCTATAGCAAGTACACAGAAGGTAGATCTGCAGAATTTTTAAATCTTCATAAGACAGATAGTCGAGATCTAATTGTTCCAATGATGCGCCATGAAGCAAAAGGTGCAAGAGATTTTTATACAAAGACACGAGAGATGTTGCCAGAAGCGCAACTGTTTTCAGCACTAGGAAACCACGATGTTAGAATTTTTAATTATGTAGATGCAAAGCTTCCTGACTATATTAATGAGGTAACTCCAGAAGCACTTTGGGGATTAGACTCTTTGGGTTATGAATATATTCACTATAACGAATTGCCTAAGCGCCGTTTCGGAGATATCCACGTACACCATGGACTCTCAATTGCAGCGACTGGTTCTGTTCGCAAGGACATGGAAGACCTACAGGTATCTTTAATTCGAGGTCACTCTCACAGAATTGCATCCCACCTAGTTACTTATGAATTACGAAACGGCGGAGAAGGAGAAACACTTCGAGGCTATGAACTTGGTCATATGTGTGACGAAAAGGGTCCAGGAATGAAGTATATGCAACACCACGACTGGCAAAAAGGTTTTGCCGTAGCACATATAGTTAATGATTATCCACACATCAACATGATACATGTTGCCCCAGACTATTCATGTGTTGTTGACGGGAAGCTGATTACACTATAATGTGGTGCGGAAAATGTGGTGGAAGAGTTTTTGTAGACAGAGTGTTTTCTCAAAAACTACATATGGAATTATTCTGTATCATGTGCGGCAAACGCTGGATGTGCAATAAAGAAACGAGTGCTTTCGGAAAATGGCTGGAATCAAAAGAGACGGCAAATCAAAAAGCTTACGGTATTTCTTCTTAAACGATAAGATACATAAGGTTTTAAAAGCATCCAGATCAAAGGATGAAATGATTGCTTGGTGCTACCCAGACAAAAAGAGAGTTATGTATTCATATTCTCAAGTTAAAAAGAATATGGAAACAGCATACACTGTTGTAGAAGTTGCCTCTATGCTTAACAAGCATAGGGTAACTATACAAGAATATATATTAAATGAAAAGGTTTCCACCCCTCAAAAGATATATCCGATAGGACAACCAGATAGCGAAAATTGGTCTCAGTATATGTTTAATCAAAAGAACATATTAGATATACACCAACACATATTAGATTCAGGACACTCAAAAGAAATTCCTTCAAAGGCAGAGGTTCAAGCCCTTCTCAAAAACAACTTAGTATTGTATACTAAGACAGAAGACGGAAAGTTTGTCCCAGTATGGAAGGCGGAGTAATGGCTGAAATGGCACGTTATACACTTGAGACAGGCGCTGCAAAAAAACGCAAGCGTGAAGCAGAAGTTGAATACTGGAATTCTAAGAACGGCCCTGTGATAGTAAAAAAGGTTGAAGATGGAAAAAAGTAGATCGGTGACTTGCGATATCTGTAAGCGGGAAATAGAAGTTCGTTGGGGCATATTTGCTAGCGATACACTTAGTAGACATAAGAAGGCGGAACACAAATGACAACGAGAGTAAAAGTAGATCTTTCCTTTACTAGAAATCTTGGTAACTATGAAAGCATTAAGATTGGTGTAGGCATTGAAGATGATGTAAGGCAAGGCGAGACAGTAGAAGCTGCAACAGAGCGAGTATATGCTTTTGTTGAGAACAAACTAATTCAAAAAACAGAAGAGGTTGAGGAAGAGCTAAAGCGTGGCAAATAGCAAAGAGCCATATATCCTTCTCTCTCTCTATCAAAACCTTTACAAAGAGAAGTATGGTAAGGCTCCATCAATAAACAAGTTCCGTGAAAAATGGGCTATGCAAGATGTGATTGATAGTGTAGGATTTGATCGTGCTAAAGAGTTGCTTGAATACTATTTCAATCTAACAAAGCACGGACATACTATCCAGTTCTTTTTATACAACTTTGACAAGATGGATACAGTCAGGACTGAGATTGAAAAGGATAAGGCAAAGCGTCGTTTGTTACTAGAGGAAACGAAGAAGATGGTAGAGCAAGGCGGACTAGAGTGAATACAGAAGCAGAGTTAATCTCAGCGGTATGCAAAAATAAAGACATTAGTACACTCCTTGCGGATAACGTAGATGATCTATTTACATCACATAAAGATATTTGGGACGGTCTAAAGTCATACTACTATAAGTTTAAAGCCGTTCCAGAAGCAGGAATCCTACAAGAAAAGTTTAAAGACTTTGAGCCAGTAGATGTTAAAGGCCAAACAGGATACTACCTAGACACACTTAAGAATGAATTTATTTCAAACAAACTTAAGACTATTATTCTCCGTGCTGGATCATCACTTAAAGAAGATGCTGCCTCAAGAGTTCTTGAGAATATGCAGTCTCAATTGGCTGGTCTTAGTAGATTTACAAATAACGTGCGAGACCTAGACATCACAGATGCAGATGCAGCAATTAGACACATGGAGTTATTAAGGGTACGCTCTGCCGAAATGGGAGGATCTCCAGGCATCAAGACTGGTTTTGAGGCAATAGATTTGGCATACCCAACAGGTATGGCTCCAGGACACCTTATCGTTGCTATTGGCTGGCCAGGCCGTGGTAAGACCTGGTTTACTTCTTATCTTGCGTGTAAGGCTTGGGAACAAGGATTTAAACCAATGATTGTGTCTCTTGAAATGTCACCAGAAAATATGCGAGATCGCATTTATACAATGCTTGGCTCTGGTTTATTTAAAGCATCTGATTTTTCTAGGGGAGATATTAATATTGATAGTTTCCGTTCATGGTCATCTAGCAAGTTTGCAGATAAAAATGGTTTTATTTTAATTTCAAGCGAAGGAACTACAGAAGTAACCCCAGCAACAATTCAAGGAAAGATTGATCAGCACAAGCCAGATTTAGTTATTCTTGATTACCATCAACTATTTAATGATAATAAGAGAAGCAACTCTGAAGTTGAAAGAAATAGAAACGTTTCTCGTGAATTTAAAATGTTAGCTGTTTCTAATAATATCCCTATCATTGATATTACAGCAGCAACCGCTGATGATGTGTCGGATCAAGACAACCCACCAATGATGTCTCAGGTTGCTTGGTCAAAAGCTATTGAGTATGATGCAGACATGGCAATGGCTGTCCATAAGTACCCAGGAACAAATATGATTGAGATTGTTTCTCGCAAAAATCGACATGGACATGAATTTGGTTTATACTTAGATTGGGATATCAACAGGGGTATCGTCAAAGAGATTTATGAGAATCCGTTCCAAAATAATGAATCACAAGCCGATAAAAAGATTCCAGGTTAGAGTTGAATTTTTAGATGACTCTGATATGGTTCGCGTTAAGTATCAATATGAAAGTATGCTTACGCACCAAATGAGAGATAAAGGCTACCTTAGGGTACTTGACATAGACACTAACTTTTCGGTAGAATTTGATGGCACAACATGGATGTTCTTAATGACACTCTATGGAACCTATGTAGGAAAGAAGACGGCATGGCGGCACGAAGCAATTACGCAAGGAAAGCTGATACCACGCAATACTCTAAGCAGCATATAAAGGCAATAGTAAAAAGCCTTGGCTTACAGGTAGCTGGTGAAACAGACATAGAGATTTCTTTCTATTGCCCATTCCATTCTAATCGACACAGCGCAAGTTGTAGTATAAGTAAAACAACTGGTGCATGGCTATGCTTTAATCCAGCGTGTGGGGAAACTGGATCATTAATAGAATTGGTTAAAAGAGTTCTGCATAAAAATGATTTTGAGGCAATGAGATATGTATATTCAAAAGAGGCCGAGACTTTAGAAAACTTTGATGATCTCCTAAGCGATATGCTAGAAGACAAGCCAGACTTTGTAGAATTTCCAGAAGAGATATTAAAAAACCTATATAATGATTTAGTTGCAAGTCCTAAAGCACAAAGTTATTTTAAGTCTAGGGGAATTGATATGTCTTCAATGGCGCATTTTTCTTTAGGTTACTCTCCAAAGCAAGACATGGTAACAGTACCAGTGCACAGCCCAGACGGCCTTCCAGTAGGTCTTGTTGGTAGATCAATATCAGAAAAGAAATTTAAGAACAGTACCAATTTACCAAGAAGTAAAACTATGTTTAACATTCACCGTGCTAAAAAAATAGGTGACAATGTTATTATTGTAGAGTCTAGCTTTGATGCAATCCGTGTGCATCAGGCTGGATTCCCCAATGTAATTGCAACACTTGGTGGCAATATATCAACAGAAAATATTGCATTAATAAATAGATATTTTAATAAAGTTACTTTTATGACTGATTCTGATCACGCTGGCCGTGAGCTTGCCAACAGCATAGCCGCCAGATTAAAGAATAAAGACCTCTTGTGGGCTTCGTATGAATATGGTAAGATATATCCACATGATGCAAAAGATGCTGGCGACATGACCGAAGAGGAAATTAAAGCCTGTATTAAAAACGCAGTTTCCAATATTGAATATCAATCTTGGGCCCATGATAAATAATAAACAGATGGATGTATACCATCAACTACAAAGGAGAAACATATGGGAATAGTAAAGGGTCTGAAAGACCTTAATAAGGTTATGGACAAGCCTCAATCAAATGGCGATGGAGCAAAAGGTCGTTGGGTAAAGCTAGAGGATGCAGAAAGCGTTAAGATTCGTTTCTTGCAAGAGCTTGATCCCGACTCACCTACATACAATGAAAAAGCTGGTCTTGGATTTATTGCCGTAGAGCATACTAATCCAAAAGATTACCGCCGAAAAGGTCTTTGCATAATGGAAGATCAAGGCAAGTGCTACGGGTGTGAACAGCACCGCAAGGACTACAAGGCTGGATGGAAGGGTCGTTCACGACTTTACATTAATGTTCTTGTTGATGATGGCAAAGAAGACCCATACGTGGCTATTCTTTCTCAAGGTTCAAGCGGTAAAACAATTACCCCAACATTAATTGAATATGCTGGCGAGATGGGAAGCATTACTAATCTGATGTGGCGTGTTAAGCGTTCTGGAACAAAAACAGATACAAGCTACACAATCATTCCATTAGCAAAAGATGAAGCACCATTTGATGCTTCAGCATTAGAACTGTTTGAACTTGAAACCGCAGCAGTTCGTGACATGCCTTACACAGAACAAGAAGCCTTCTTCGCTGGAGAGAGTACTCATGCAGATGAGCCTTCAGCTACAAGCAGCAACCTTGACTGGTAATTAAATTAAACACAGGGGCAGTCTATTGACTGCCCCTGTTATATTTAGTAGAATAAGGCGGACATGACAAACAACTTTACACACCTACACGTTCATTCATATTATTCGTTAATGGATGGACTAAATTCACCTAAAGAATTATGCCAAGCAGCGCTAGATGCTGGGCAAACTGCGATTGCAATCACAGACCATGGTACTCTCTCTTCACACAGAGATATGCAGATTGCCGCAAAGGAAACTGGCATTAAGCCAATTCTTGGTGTTGAGGCGTACATATCTCCAACCGATAGGTTTGATAGATCTTCTAAAACAGATAAATCTATTCAAGCCTACAACCATATTATTTTGCTAGCAAAAAATAAAAAGGGGCTGGAGAATATAAATATTTTACAAGAGCTTGCTTGGAATGAAGGCTTTTATCATAAGCCACGTATTGATAGGGAGATTTTAAATGATTATAGCGAAGGTATTATCGTTCTCAGCGGATGTCTTAATGGACTCATTAGTAAGGCTATCGATAAAGGTAACATGGAGGAAGCAGAACTTCTTCTCAAAGGCTTTAAACAAACTTTCGGACAAGATTTTTACGTGGAAGTGCAATCACATAACCCTATGGAGATCAACTCCGCCCTTCTAGAGTTATCAGACAGGCTTGGAATTAAGGCGGTGGCAACAGGGGATGCTCACTTTGCTAAAGAAGAAGACAGAATATTAGAAGAAGCACTATTAATTTTATCCACATCTCCAAAAGCAGATAAAGACATGGACTTTGACATGTCTAGAAATATGAAAGATATGTTAGATAGATTTAACTATCTTTATCCTGACCGTAGAATATCATTTCAAGACATGAATTTATTTATTCAAAGCCGTTCCGAGATAGAAGCAGACTTTAATAAAACTGGAATTAATCGAACAGACATTTATGAAAATACAATGGAAATTGCTACCAAGGTTGAAGACTATGACTTCTATCAGGGCCTAGACCTCCTGCCAGTCCCAAAGACCGATGCCGATGAAAGACTAAGGGGATTGGCTGAAAAGGGCTTAGAGAGGCTTCAGAAGGCTTCAGACCCTATTTATATAGACAGGCTTAACGAAGAGCTTGGCATTATTGCTAAGAAAAATTTTGCATCATACTTCCTTGTTGTTGGAGATATGATTAACTGGGCTAAAGAAAATAATATTATGGTTGGCCCAGGGCGTGGCTCCGCTGCTGGATCTTTAGTTTGTTATACATTAGGAATTACTGATGTAGATCCAATTAAATATGACCTTCTATTTTTTAGATTTATTAATGAGGAGCGTAACGATTTCCCAGATATCGATACAGACTTTGAAGATCGTCGCAGAAAAGAAGTTAAAGATTATTTAAAGAAAAAGTTTAAGCACGTTGCATCTATTTCAACATACACTTACTTTAAAGACAAGGGTGTTATTAGAGATGCCTCTAGAGTGTTTATGGTTCCACTTCAAGAAGTTAATCGTGCACTAAAATCTGTAGATACATTTGAAGATTTTATTGATTCTTCAAACACAAAAGAGTTTAGGCTGAGATACCCAGAAGTAGTCTGGCTTTCGGATAGACTTCGTGGAAGAATTAGATCGGTTGGAGTACATGCTGCTGGAGTTGTGGTAGCCAAAGATGATTTAAGAAAGTTTGCGCCAGTAGAATCTCGTGAAGACTCCCAAGATAAAGTATCAGGAAGAATTCCAGTCGTCGCATACGACATGGATACGGTTGCGGATATAGGTCTTATTAAACTAGATGCACTAGGACTTAAAACCTTATCTGTAATTTCTGACACTTTAAAATCAATTAAAGATAGGCACGGCAAAACAATAAATCTTTCTGAAATGACTATGGAAGATGCCAATGTTTACAAGATGCTTAACGAAGGTTACACGAGAGGCGTATTCCAGGCAGAAGCAACTCCCTACACAAATCTTTTAATCAAAATGGGCATAGATAAATTTGAAGATCTTGCTGCTTCCAATGCACTTGTTCGACCAGGTGCAATGAATACGGTGGGCGCTGCATATATTAATCGCAAAAAAGGCAACGAGGCTGTAGATTACATGCACACAATCATGAAGCCATTTACCGAGAACACATATGGTGTTATCATATATCAAGAGCAAGTTATGCAAGCATGTGTACACTTGGGCGGCATGACTTGGGCAGAGGCTGATAAGGTCCGCAAGATTATTGGAAAGAAAAAAGATGCAAAAGAGTTCGACCAGTTCAAAGATAAGTTTATTGCTGGGGCTTCAGAGCACATTACTAAGAAAAAAGCAGAAGCGCTCTGGCATGATTTTGAAGCTCACGCAGGGTATTCTTTTAATCGTTCCCATGCTGTTGCTTACTCTATGCTTTCTTATTATACTGCTTGGCTCAAAACTTATTATCCTTTGGAATTTATGTTCTCAATTCTTAAAAACGAAAATGACAAAGACGCAAGAACAGAATATTTAATTGAAGCAAAGCGATTAGGCCTAAAGGTACTGCTCCCACATATTAATGAATCTCAAGTTTATTTTTCTCTTCAAGACAATGCAATTAGATTTGGCCTAGCTGAAGTAAAATTTATTTCAGATAGCATTGCTAATAAAATAATAGAAAGAAGACCGTTCAGTGACTATGCTGACTTTATTGATAAAGCATCGAAAAAAGGTTCTGGGATTAATAGCCGTGCTATTGCTGCTCTTAACTCCATCGGCGGTGCTGCGTTTAATGATAACAAAAGGCAAGGAAATGAAAAAGACAATTACTACGAATATTTAAATATCCCAACTTTTAACCTTGAAGGAATCCCACCAAGAATTAAGTCTCAGGCAAAACCAATTGATGATTTTGATGACCTTGGTTCGTTTGTAATGTTTGGTATGGTTAAATCTATAAAGCGAGGAAATGGGTGGGCAAGAGTAGAGCTAGTAGATGAGACTGGATCTGTCGGTTTATTTCATACGGAACAAACTCAAATTGAAACTGGACAAATGTACTTTATTCTTGTAGGGGATAATAGAATTGCCAGGTACGTAAAGGTGTCAGACATTAAGCCAGACTCTAATGATTTATTTGTTGACTACCTATACAGAAAAGAATATGATCTTGAAGAAGACCAGTACATTGTGGTAAACTTTACCCCATATACAACAAAAGCTGGTAAGCAAATGAGCCATATAGTTCTTGCTGATAAAGATAAAAATTTGACCAGAGCCATTGCCTTCCCAGCAATGTATAAAATGACTTTGGCAAAAATGCGTGAAGGAATGAAGTGCAAAGTTACACTATCTAAACTAGATGATGGAACGTTAAATATAAAGGAGATCAAGTAATGGATAATAAAAAAATAGAAAAAGTATTTGCAGGACTAAAGGGCAACAATGTTCTGGTTGCCTTGTTGAGAGAAAATGGAAAGCTAAGTGTTTCCTCATCTTTACTAGAAGAACTTAGTGACTATGAACAGCTGTTCCCAACTGATTTTATTTCAAGAAATGGAAGTATTATGAGAGTGTCTCACAATGACGATTTAAGTAAATTTAATTTTGAGCTTGCTTACGTAGATGACCCAATTACTCCTGGGGACCATATCATGGGGCACGTTTGCGTAAGACAGCATCCAGAAAATGGAGACATCCAGTACAGCGATGTCAGACCAGAATGGGCGGTCAAATAATGTCAGAAGATATAAAGGTGTCAACAGTTGAAGAGGTATTTGCTTCATTAAATGTTTCAAGAATTTTAATTGCAGCAATCGAAACTCTTGGAGAAATTAATGTACCGACAGATGTATTTATGGCAGCAGCAACAGAAGACCAGGAGTTAAAGGTTGATTATAACTCAGACAATCAAATGTTTACATTTACACTGAAGGGCAAAGATGAACCAGGGACAAATAACAACCAACTCATTACAGACTTCGAATAAAGACGTAGAGCTAGTCACTGATTATGGGCTAGATGTTCTGGCGGCATTGTTACATGAGACTGCTGTAGAAAAAGGATTTTGGGGAAGCCCAAAAAACTTTGATGTATTCGGCAATAAGCTGGCACTTGTGCACTCAGAGGTTACAGAAATCCTTGAAGCAATTAGAAAAAATAAAGGATCGGAACAGATTGTAGAAGAGATGGTTGATGTTTTAATTAGAACATTAGATCTTTATGCGTCAATGCGTAATGCTGGATTTGTAGAGCACAGTCTAGATGAGATTTTGTTTAAAAAAATAGAAATAAATAAATTTAGGCCGCAAAAACACGGTCATTTATTTTAATGATATAATGATATTGTGATGAAAAAATATATAGATACGTTAAATATATTTAACAGAATAAGCGCAACAACTATATTTTCTGCTGTGCTTGGTCATTACGGAGAGCTTCGCCTGCCAGACAATATTTTTGATGATTTGCTTACGGAAGAGCAAACCTTTCCAAATGATTTTGTTACAAAAAATGTAGCAATGTTTGTAATGAGACACGACCAAAGTTCTGGAGAATTTATTTTTGAGCCCAGGTATCCCTCTGAGGGAAATTTAAGAGATCAACTAGGGTACTTGTGTGTAAGAGGAACAACAGAAGTTGGGCATGTAGATTACGATAGCCCATATTATAAGAAATGATGAACAGTGGACATAGAATCAATATTATCAAAGCTTGATCCAAAAACAAGGGCAAGAGTAAAAGCCGCACAAGATGTAAAGGTCGAAAAACAAAAGACCCCAAGCATAGGGTTAAACATGGCTTTAAAAGGTGGTCTGGGCTATGGAAGGCAAGTTTTGGTATGGGGAAATAAGTCTGCTGGAAAATCTTCATTCTGCTTACAGATGATTGCGCTTGCACAAAAAGAAGGAAAAACTTGTGCTTGGATTGATGCTGAGGCTTCTTATGACCAGCAATGGGCAGAGATGCTAGGAGTAGATTCATCTTCCCTTATCTACTCTACAGCAAAAACAGTTAACGATATGGTTGATGTTGCTACAAAGTTAATGGACGCTGGGATAGATATTATTGTTGTAGATTCTATATCTGCACTGTTACCTGCAATCTATTTTGAAAAAGACGGAAATGAAATGAAAGATTTGCAAGACACAAAGCAAATCGGCGCTGAAGCAAAGGATATGACACACGCAGTCAAAATGTTAAACTATGCAAATAAAAACACATTATTGGTACTCATCTCACAACAAAGAAATCAGTTTGGATCTATGCATGCCTCCCATATACCGACAGGAGGAATGGCAGTCAAGTTCTTCTCTTCCACCGTCATTAAACTTTGGTCTTCTGAGGCTGAAGCTAATGCTATCAAAGCTGGCATTAAAGTTGGCGACAAGATTATTGAACAAAGGGTTGGCAGACCAGTCAATTGGATTATTGATTACAACAAGCTCGGCCCCCCTAACCTATCTGGACAATACGACTTCTATTACCAAGGAGAATCTTTAGGAGTAGACCTGGTTGGAGAAACTCTTGATGTTGCAGAAATGGTTGGTGCAATTGAAAAAGGTGGAGCTTGGTACACGGTAAATGGAGAAAGACTACAGGGTCGTGCAAAGGCTGTTGCATACTTAAGGGATAATCCCGATGTAGTCAAAAGTCTTATTGAGGATATTGATGCCAAATCTTAACGAGTTTTTAAAAAAATTTAATGCTGAGATCACCACCCTAGATGCTAATACAGAAATCATAGAACAAATGAGACCTTGTTCTAAATGTGATCTTTATGTAGACTCTTATCAATTCAATAGTCAGACTTTAGAAATGTACTGGCAGTGCAAAGACGGACACGAGACAAGGTACAGTGTAAGTTAATGTCAGAAAGATCAGAAGTTAAAAGAGACGGAGCAAAGGCTCAAAAGAATTCTGGGCGTGGCGACTATCAAAAGGGTGACGCACAGTGGAAGCAGTTCCTTGTAGACTATAAAGAAGCAGGGTCTTCTTTTACCTTAAACAAAGACAACTGGGCAAAGATATGTACTGATACGTTTAAAGTTAATAGAGACATGCACCCAGCACTAAAAATTATTATAGGAACAGATTCAAAGGTAAGGCTTGGTATAATAGAATGGTCAGTACTAGAAGAACTAATAGAATGTTGGGAGAATAATAATGAGAAGCATTGAAATTATGCCAAAAGTAACAGTGTATAAAGATGTATTTACAAAAGAAGAGCTAGATTTTTTTATGGATGTTATTAGAAAGTCTGAAAATTCAATAGAAGATATGACAAAAACAGCACCAGAAGATTCAGCCTACACGGACACACACGGACAAGCTCCAATAGTGAAAGAGGACTCAAGTATAATTAATATTTGGACTCCGTGGTATACATTTGGCTCAAGATCAAAGATGAACAGAAAGCCACTTAGTAAAAAACAACAGGACAGCAACATAGACCAGTTTAAGTTTAGAACTGCAGTGTATGGAGCTTATGATAAAATTCATGCTGATTATATTAATGAATGGAAAGACGCCAAAGGATGGCCAGATTTTGTAAACAGATGGACCCCAAACACAGACCCTGGGCACCTATTAACCTTATGCGATATAGAAATACTAAAGCACAAGATGATAACAGATGCTAATCAAGAGCATGCTTTACAATTTCATACCGATACTCATGAACATAGAATACATATGGCAGGTATAAAGCAGATCATAACTTATACAATGTATCTTAACGATGATTACGAGGGCGGAGAGATAGAGTTTATAGATGATGCTGGTGATCGTCTCGTAACATATAAGCCACAAGCTGGAGATGTAACCGCATTCCCAGCGGGTCTTCCCTACTGGCACTCAGCAAAATCAGTCAGAAGCGGAAACAATAAAACATTTTTAAGAGTTTTTGCTGTGTGGGATTACGAAGGATCAGAGGAATATCGTGAAGGAGTCAAGAAATATGGCAAAGAACAATGGGATGCAATCGAAATGGAAAATGCAAAAAAGATTGTTGACTCTGGGGAGGTTGGAAGGCAAGTAGTAAGAGCAGGCCAAACTTTCTCCGAACAAAGAAATTTAATTCCACTATATGTTCACGAAGGAAATGATGTTTATATAGACGGAAGGATAATGTAGTGACAATATTTTTATTAGGATTATTGGTGGGTTTATCAATTGGGTACCCACTCGGTCTATTTATAGATCAATTAGACAAAGGGATAAAAAATGACGGAAGATAAGAACACCCTGCAGCTCATTAGTGATATAACTGAGTTTAATGATCTTCATGAATATATGCAAGATGAGCACTTAGACAAAGCATTGGCTATTGTTGTAAAGCTTTTAATGAACCCAGACGTTCCTTCTGCAAAAGCTCCTATGTTAATAATGGAGCTTCAAGCAATGTCTACAAAATTTGCCGTAATGTCTTCCGTGTATTCAACCATTGCTAAAGATAAAGCGGGAACTGTAAATAACAATAAGAAGAACGTTTACTATTCAGTAAAGGAGTCCATAGACAAACTTGTAGATGCACTTAAGTATGTCGTTAGGTACAACTCATAAATGGCTAGAGATATTGTAAAGAACCTTAAGTTTAAGAAACATACTGGAAAGTTTTTTGACCCAGAAAAGTTTGCGTCATTGCTTGACGAGTCATATCGTAATACTAAAAGAGCAGATGGACAGATGACAAAGAAGTCATTTAGCCCAAGCTCACTTGGATATGGGCACGGAACATGCCCTAGATATTGGTACATGGCTTTTTCTGGTGCGGTATTTGTTGATGATAATGATGCCGTTGCAGTCGCCAATATGGCACAGGGAACTCAAGCCCACGAAAGACTTCAAAAGCTTATTTCTACAATGCCAGAGTGGAAAGCGGAAGAAGAGGAGATCATTAATGAGTATCCTCCTATTAGAGGCTTTATAGATCTAATCATGGAGTATGATGGCGAAACCGTTATAGGAGAAATCAAGACGGCAAAACAAGAGGTATGGGATACAAGGCAATCGGAGATGAAGTCTTCGGCAAACCACATGCTTCAGTTATTAACCTATATGAAATTAAAGAATGCCAAAGAAGGATTCTTCCTGTATGAAAATAAGAACACTCAAGAGATATTGATTATTCCAATTTCAATGAATGAAAAGAATAAAGCAATTATTGAAGAAGCATTTGCTTGGATGCAGCAGGTTTGGGACAACTTTCAAAATGGAGACCTCCCAGTAAGACCAGCAGGATCAACTAAATCCAAGATGCCATGCACCTACTGCCCAGTTAAAAAGGCATGCTATGACAAATCTGGACCCCTGGGTACTGTTGAGATAGATCTTTATAAGGTTCCAAAAATATGATTTGTGCTAACACCGAATGCACTAAAAAATTTGACTCTAAGACACACAATCAAAAATATTGTTCTGATGAATGTTGCAGGGTTGCAACAAACAAAAGAATTATGCAAAAATATTATGAAAAAAAAGCAATAAAAAATGGAGCTAGCAGATTGTGCAAAGAATGCAAGTCCCAGCTCAGTAGATACAACGCAGAAAACATATGCTCTTCTTGTTTAAAGGAAACAAATCCAAGATCTAAAAAACTTCTACAGGACATTATTGATGAAATTAGCTAGCCTGATTAAAACAAAAGCAAATAGAGTTTTGGGTATAGATGCTTCTACAAACTCTATAGCTTTTTGTTTGATGGAGGACGACATTCCTTTAAAATGGGGCAAAATAAATCTTGTTGGTGAAGACATATATGAAAAAATTTATGACGCAAAAAACAAAATGGCTATGATGTTAGATGAACTTAAGAGTGATTATATTGCTGTAGAAGGAGCTATACTTGTCAGATCACCAGATGCTGTGATAAAATTATCCTATGTATATGGAGTTGTTATTGCTGAGCTTATGTCTACTGGCGCTAAGGTTATTACAATTAGCCCATCCTCGTGGCAGGCGTACATTGGTAACAAAAATCCGACAAAAGATGAGAAGTCTGCAATAAGATTATTAAACCCAGGGTATGCGGAATCCTGGTATAAAAATCAATTAAGAAATATGAGAAAGCAAAGAACTGCTGACTACTTTAATAAGAAATACGGTTTAGAAATTGTGGATTTTGATGTTGCAGATAGTTTTGGTATTGCACATTATAGTAACCAGGTGCTTACTAAGCGATGAAGCTTTATCAGAGTAAGGATTGGCTATATAGAAGGTACGTAGTACAAAAGAAAACAGTCACAGAAATAGGTAAAGAGTGCGGAGTCTCTGCTATGACCATACAGAGATATTTACAACAGTTTGGATTGTTAAGAAAAAAATGAGCGAATACCCAAATAAAGATGGCGGATACCAAGCATGGATAACAGACCTTCAATTAATTGCAACCGATGCACCGTCAGGCCCTAAGATTATAGTGGAGTGCCTTGAAACAGCAGAGATGCTTATAAAGAAAAATATATCTTATGGAAACTCGGCCTTGGATCCAATTCGTATATTTTCAAAGGCGGATTCAACAGAACAGATTCGTGTTCGTATTGATGATAAATTAAATAGAATTCAAAATGATAAGGCATTCCCTGGAGATAATGACATTGATGATTTAATAGGGTATTTAATTCTTCTTAAAATTGCCAATAAGTCTTAGTCAACTAAAACATGGTATAATTTAAACATGAGCGAATTAGAGCCAGCAGTACATTTTGACCGTATGAATAAGGTAGTAGAAGAGCTTTTAAAGGGCAACTCAGCAACCCAAATAGCCACAATTACTGGGTTCTCCCGTAAAGAAGTTTTAGAGCACGTTGATGAGTGGAAGTCTGTAGTCCACAATGATAGCAACATTCGTGATCGAGCAAGAGAAGCAATCTCTGGAGCAGATCAACATTACGCAATGTTAATTAAAGAAGCCTGGAAAACTGTAGAAGATGCAGACACGCAGGGACAACTTAATGTAAAGGCAGGGGCTTTAAAGTTAATTGCAGATATAGAAACTAAAAGAATAGCAATGCTTCAGTCGGTTGGCGTTTTAGAAAATACACAGATAGCATCACAGATTGCAGAAACAGAACGCAAGCAAGAAATATTAGTCGGAATATTAAAAGAAACAACCGCATCTTGTCCTAAATGTAAAATGGATGTTGCAAAAAAACTTTCTCAAATTACTGGCATAGTTGAAGCTATTGTAATTGAGGATGCAGATGTCGTTTGATTTTTCAGATTTAATTGACATATTAGATGGCGAAGAGTTTGAAGAAAAGCCAGTCGATCTTCGTACATTTGTAAATAACCCCAACTATCTAGGACTACCCCCGCTTTCAGACTATCAATACATTTTGATTGAAAAAAGTTCACAAATATATAAAGAGTCTACTTTAAAAAAATTATTTGGTGAAGATGAAGGTCATATAAGATTTAAACAAACTGCTAATGAGGTTGTAGCTCAATTAGGAAAAGGCTCTGGTAAAGACTATTGCTCTACAATTGCTGTGGCATACATAGTTTATCTACTGTTGTGTTTAAAGGATCCAGCGACATATTACGGCAAGCCCCCTGGTGACTCGATTGATATTATTAATATTGCAATTAACTCTCAGCAGGCAACCAACGTATTTTTTAAGGGCTTCAGGAGCCGCATAGACAAGTCTCCATGGTTTGTTGGCAAGTACTATTCGAAAGCATCTGAAATCCAGTTTAACAAGGCTATAACGGTTCACTCGGGCCACTCAGAGAGAGAAGCCTGGGAAGGATATAACGTTATAGTTGTTATCTTGGATGAAATTTCTGGATTTGCAATTGAAAATACAACTGGTCACGATCAAGCAAAAACAGGTAGCGCAGTATATGATATGTACAGGGCATCCGTAGACTCCCGCTTTCCAGATTTTGGAAAAGTTATACTCCTATCATTCCCTAGATTTAAGAATGATTATATTCAACAAAGATATGATGCTGTAATTGGAGAAAAAGAAACAGTAATTAGAGACCATAAGTTCAAGATGTACGAGGAGCTCGCAGACGGAACAGTTGGAAATGAATTTGAAATTCAATGGGAAGAAGACCATATCCTATCTTACAAGATACCTAAGGTTTATGCCCTTAAGCGCCCAACCTGGGAAGTAAACCCAGTTAGAAAAATTGATGATTTTAAAACAGCATTCTACACAAATCCAACCGATGCCCTTTCAAGATTTGCCTGCATGCCACCAGACGCAGTTGACGCATTCTTTAAATCAAGAGAAAAAGTAGAAAAAGCTTTTAATGTTGGTGCTATTGCCGTAGACAACTTCGGCAGACTAGAGGAGTGGTTTTTACCAGACCCAGACAAAAAATATTATATACACGTAGACTTAGCACAAAAACATGATCATTGTGCAGTAACAATGGCACATATTAATAAATGGGTAAATGTTAAAGTAACTGACACATACTCCCAACCAGCCCCCATAGTAGAAGTAGATGCAGTAAGATTTTGGACACCAACAAAAGATAAATCTGTTGATTTTACTGAAGTAAAAGATTATATTCTTTCTCTTAAAACAAGAGGATTTAATATTGCAGTATGTACCTTTGACAGATGGAACTCTCATGATATGATGCAACAACTAAAACAATATGGCATCAATACAGAGATTCTATCTGTCGCTAAAAAACATTATGACGATATGGCAATGGTAGTGGCGGAAGAAAGGCTAATTGGTCCTCACATACCCCTGCTTATAGATGAGCTGTGCCAGCTTAGAATCATGCGAGATAAAGTAGATCACCCAAGAAAAGGATCTAAGGATTTAGCAGATGCTACATGCGGAGCAATATTTAATTCAATAAGCAGAACTAGGTTCGATGGAAACCAAGAAATTAATATACATACCTATGAGTCAATGAACTACGACAATGATTTTGGGTCTAAGGATGACCCAGACACAACATCTTACAATATGATTAGGGCGCCAAGAATGCCTGAAGATTTAAAGGAAGCAATGGACAGGATGCAAATAATATGAGTGAATACCAAGAGAGAGCAAAAGACTGTAAATGTTGCGGCAAGCATGTGCCGCTCCCTACTGTTTTGAGAGAGTACAACGGCACAGTAGTATGCCCAACAACTTTTGCCAATATACTAGAATATAAAAGAATATGGGAAGCGTACGGGTCCAGGCCCATGGGAAGTATAAGAAAACATTTTTCAGAGTATGTCCAGCAGTTAGTAGAGGCTGGGGCACCAGGTGAAAAATAGATTATTTTACTACATAAAT